AAGGTCAATGCGACACCCCCCATCGATAAGGCGCTCGGCACGGCCTACGATGTGGTGGCCTCGGTCGCAGAAAAGCTGCCGATCATCACGTACCTGGAACAGAACGTCGATGGCTTTGTCACCGACATCCACAACGCACTGGACACCTCGGTCGCTGCAGCACAGGCCGCAGACACCAGTGCGGATCTGGCCAAGGACAGCGAGACGGCAGCGAAGCTGAGTCAGGATGCAGCACACGCTTCGGAGCTGGCTTCCGCCCAGAGTGAGAGCAATGCCTCGGCGTCTGAGTCTTCCTCCTTGGCTCACATGGGAGCGGCAGCTGCATCGGAAGCTGCAGCCCTGGTCAGTCAGAATGCTTCGCATGATTCGCAAGTGGCATCGGCTGCCAGTGAAACAGCAGCACTCGCCTCCAAGCAGGCCGCAGCGCTGAGCGAGTCGAATGCCGGAACCAGTGAGGTGAATGCCGGCCACTCGGCAGATGCTGCCTCGCAAAGTGCGGGGGCAGCAGGCACGGCCAAGGTGGCAGCGGAAGCCGCTCGGGATGCAGCCGCGCTTAGCGAATCCAATGCTTCTGCGTCGGCAGCGGCGGCATCGGATTCGAAAGCGGCAGCCTCACAAAGCGCAAGCAATGCGGTATCGAGCGCTACGCAGGCGGGACAGTCGCTTGATGATCTGCGCAACACAATCGCACCCTTGCTGACCTCGCAGGCGCAATATACCTTCACGGCAGCAGCAGGACAGACCGAGTGGACGCCCCCGGCAGGAGTGACTTTTATCCCTGGCTCGGCGCAAGTCTTTGTTAACGGTATTCGCTGGAACCGCACAGAATCTTTTGATGACTCGACGGGGGCTAAGGTCACCTTCGTCAATGGCTTGACGATTGGTTATTCGGTCACTGTCGTACTGATCAATACAGTGGTCTTTCCTGTGACAGGCGCATCTGCGACCGACCTTGCAACTGCTGTGGCAGGCAAGGGCGCGGATATGGTCGGATTCGTAGGCGCGAATGGCGTTGCGACGACGGTCAGTGCGCTCGCATTGAGCGCGCCCGGCAAGGGCTCGAATCTCGTCGCGCACGGCGCGAAAACGATCGCGCAAGTAATTGATCCCGCGAATCAAAGTGATGCAGCAGCATTCGACGGAACGGAGCAGGCTGTAATCAAGCAGGCAGGCAGCTTTGCTCGCGTAACGCTCACGAAGATCGCGCAATGGGTCATGCAGTCTTATCGCGCACTGACGGTTGGCGGAAAAATCGCTGTCGGTGAGAACGCGCTGGCTGCATTGGCCGATGCTTACGACGTCGGATCGACGGGAAGCGTTATCGCCATCGGTCGCGGCGCGATGGGCAGCACTACTCAGGTGAAGAAGGCAATAGCCATTGGACCGAATTCGCAGGCGGAAAGCCCAATTACACGCGACAACATCGGCATCGGCGAGGATACGCTTCGTTTTGTCACCGCGCTGACGCCGGACTATGATCAATCGCAGTTGCAAGGCACGCGCAATATCGCCATCGGCGGGAATGCTGGTCGGTTCGTTCGAAGCGGATACAACCAAGTAATTATCGGCCGCAATGCGGGACAGGGTATTAGAGACAATATCCAATCGACCGTCGTCGGCGCGAACGCCGCTGGTGGTTATGCGCCGATCGGTTTATCTGGTGTTATCGAGAATTGGGCGGTCAACGACAATTCTGATGGGTTCGTGGCGGTCGGATCATATGCGCTTGCGCGCGTGACGACTGGATACAACGTCGCCGTTGGCACGTCGGCAGCTTCGTCGCTTGTTGCGGGCCGGGGCAACACCGCTGTCGGGCACAGCGCGTTATCTCAAGCTGAAGTTAATAGCGGATTCAATGGCAACAGTGTCACGAACATCAGTATTGCTGGCACCTACTCGCAAGTAGGGACGACACTGACGCTAACCATTCCGGCGCATGGGTTGTCGGTGGGATTCACGGCGGGCTTTCGCTTGCTCGACGGCGCATCTCAGACATTCCAAACGGACGTTGCGCCGGCTCTCGTCGCATCGGTCATCGACGCGAATACGTTCACTGTCACGCACCCGATCAGTCGGACGGCAAGCGGAAACGCGCAGCTTTACTGGTACATCAACACGACGGCAGCAGCAACGTCGCAGAACAATACGGTACTCGGCGCACTCGCTGCCAACGCAGCGACGACAATCAACAACAGTTCGATCATCGGATACCGCGCCGGAAACGAACTCACGACCGCCTCAGCTTCGGTGGCGATCGGGTATCGCGCGCTGACGCAGTTGACCGGGGCGACGAACTGCGTCGCCATTGGATCGGACGCCTTGCGCTTGATGACGGACGGCTCCAATCCGTCTGGAACTGGAACGAGCCGCATAGGGATCGGAGCGGGTTCGCGTGTTTCAGGCGACAACCAAGTTCAGCTTGGCGATTCATCGTCGACGACCTATGTCTATGGCACGGTGCAGAACCGCTCTGATGCGCGCGACAAAGCGGACGTGCGCGATACGGTCCTTGGCCTCGATTTCATCAATGCGTTGCGCCCCGTCGATTACAAATGGGACATGCGCGACGACTACATCATCGCAAATGACGATGGAACCGTCACGAAGCTTCCGAAGGATGGTAGCAAGACGCGCGCTCGCTTCCATCATGGCTTGATCGCGCAAGACGTGCAGGCGCTGATTGAAAAAACGGGTATTGATTTTGGCGGTTTTCAAGACCACGCGAAAGCCGGTGGCTGCGACGTTCTTTCGATCGGGTACGACGAACTGATTGCACCGCTAATCAAGGCGGTTCACGAGCTTTCAGCGCGCGTCGTGGAACTTGAGGCGAAGAACGCCTGACCTCGAATAGCTCACGCCTTCATAGCATCCGCATCACCAAGCCCGCCGCGCGCGGGCTTTTTCTATTGGAGAACCATCATCGACCGCGTAACAGTCTATCCAGGCGCAATTCCTTTGGAAAGCGACCTGCTCAACACCAACAAAAACGCGATGTTCGCGCTCGGTCAGTTCGCGCAAGACGTGCTCGGCACTTCGACCGTTTTCACCGGCCTCGCCTGCGTTCCGAATACGCCCGCCGCGATGAACGTCATCGTGCAGCCGGGCGCGGTGTATGCGCAAGCGGCGCTCGACGCGACGGCTTACTCGTCGCTCGCGGCTGATTCGACCGTGACGCAGAAGCAAGGCATTCTCAAGACGGCGCAGACCTTCGCGACGCCCGCGCCGGTCACGTCCGGACAATCGATCGTATATCTGATCTCCGGCGCGTTCCTTGAAGCCGATACGAACGCGGTCGTGCTGCCGTATTACAACGCATCGAACCCCTCTCAAGCTTTCAGCGGGCCGAACGGAACCGGCGCATCGCAGAACACGCTCCGTCAAGACACGGTGCAATTGACGCTGACCGCTGGCGTGCCCGCGACGACCGGCTCGCAATTGACGCCCGCAACGCCTGTTGGACAAATCGCGCTCTACACGATCACGGTCGCGTTCGGCGCTTCGACTGTTGTAGCGGGCAACATCGCCAAGGTAGCGGGCGCGCCGTTTCTGACCGCAAGCATGCTCGCGCAAATTCAGGCGAACGCGACGGCGATCGCCGCTGTGCCGACGGCCGGGCGCTTGATTCGCACGCTGGTGTACACGAATGTTAGCGGCACGCAAAACGTGTCGATCGACGGCGGCACGCCGACGACGACCGGCGCCTCGACTTATGTACCGTCGAGTTCGGCGAGCTTCGTAATCGCTAAAGTTCTGGGTGGTGGTGGTGGCGGCGGCGGAGCTGCTACTACGTCGACAGGGCAAGCAGCAACCGGTTCAGGAGGTGCCTCAGGTTCGCTTGGCGTTAGCAAGATCACCGCTGCAATAATCGGCGCGTCGCAAGCGGTCACTGTCGGCGCGGCCGGTGCATTCGGTGGCGTTGGCGGAAATGGCGGGAACGGCGGCGCATCGTCACTTGGCTCGCTCATTACGGCGTCTGGGGGAGGTGGCGGGCCGGTCGGTTTGGCTAGCGCACCTCCGTACTTGCAAGTGGGCGGCGTCCCGTCCGGCGCTCCCACGTTCGGCGGGAGCGTTACGGCAATCGTCTCTACCGGCGGCAATGCGGGCATCTTGGGCGCTTGTACCTCGCTTGCTAACGGTGCGCTGTCAGGCGCAGGCGGCCATTCGCCGCTCACTGGCGGCGGCGGTGGCGCGGCGGTCCTGGCAAATACGATTGGCAAACCTGCGGCTTCGGTGGGTGCGGGTGGTGGCGGCGGGGCCGTGAACGCAACGCAAGCTGGAACCACTGGTGGAATCGGCGGAGCCGGTTGCGTGATTATCGAGGAGTACGCGTAATGAACTATGCCTATGTAGCGAACGGGCGCGTGGTGGAAGTCATCACGCCGATTCTCGATGATGAGGGCGTCGAGATTCCGATCGAATCTCGATTCACCGCTTATTTCGTGGCGGAGCTTGTCGCCTGCGACGCGAGCGTTCAGCCTGGCATGCTGTACGACGGCAACGCGTTTTCGTCGGGCGATCCGTCTGCATCTGATCTGCTTGCTGCAACTCAAGCCGCCAAGATTGCCGAGCTTTACGGCGAGTATCAAGCCGCGTCTCAGGTCGCAGTCGCATACAAGACGGTCGCGGGCATCTCGCAGACGTTCCAAGCCGATACCGCGAGTCAAAACACGCTGCTCATTGCAGTAACCGGGTACGGTTTTGCTGGCGCGACGCCGGCCGGCTTCTATTGGGTCGCACTCGATAACACGCAGGTTCCGTTCGCGCTAGATGACTTAAAGGGCTTGTATGGCGTGATGCTCGCGCAAGGCAATGTCGCGTTCAATCAGCTTCAAGTGCTGAAGGCTGAAACCCGTTCTGCTGCAACGATCGCCGACGTGCATGCCGTTTCATGGCACTGATTCGCGAGCGCATCCTAGCACATTCGTGCGATGAATCACTAAGCCGCCTCCGGGCGGCTTTTTCTTTGGGCGATCGATGGATTTCAACATTATCAATGGCTGGCTGATTCTCTTTGCGACAGGCTGCGGCGTCGTCATCTGGTGGCTGTATCGCTCGCTTCACGCCAAGGTCGAGTCGAATGCGACCGCGTTGACGGATCGCGCTGAAAAATCGGAGAAAGCGCTAGCCGAATTCAAGCTCCATTGCGCCGAAACCTACGTGACGGCGAACAATTTCGAGCGCGCGTTGCAAGGTCTCACCGAAACATTCAAGGCGGTCTTTGCGAAGTTGGATCGAATCGAGGACAAGCTAGACGGCAAGGCCGACAAATGATCATCACGCCCGCCCTACTCGAAAACGCCTGCCAGTCGATGACGGTCAACGCCGCGAAATTCGCCGCCCCGCTGACTGCCGCATGCGCGCTCTACTCGATCAACACGCCGCAACGTCTCGCGGCTTTTCTCGCGCAGATCGGCCATGAATCCGGCTCGCTTGATCGACTTTCCGAATCGTTCGACTACAAGATTCCCGCGCTCATGGCGAATTTCCCGCGCGTGATGACGTATTCGGTCGCGGTGAAGTACGGCCGGCAACCGAACGAGAAGGCGGTTCCGCTCGCGCGGCAGCAGCAGATCGCGAGCATGGTCTACGCGAACAAGTACGGCAACGGCAACGCGGCGAGCTTCGACGGGTGGAATTATCGCGGCTCCGGCCTCGTGCAAACGACGTTCAAAGCGAACTTCGCCGACGCTGCGAAAGACATCGGCATCGACATCGTTGCGAATCCCGACCTTGTGCGCAGCGACGCGAACACCGCTGCGCTTGTCGCGGGCTTTTACTGGATCAATCACGGACTGAACGCGCTCGCGGACGCGGGCGAATTCGACGCCATCACCCGGCGCATCAATCCCGCGATGCTCGGCGCCGATCAGCGACGCGCAAGGTGGGCGAAGGCGAAAGCCGCGCTCGGCATCTAACGCAAACGCCCGCCTCGCGCGGGCTTTTTTATGCTCGAACACACGCAAAACGAGACGATTCACTTCTCGATCAACTATCCCGACCATCCGCCGCGCACTGAATCGGCACTGTTCCGCAAAACCAAGCATCACCTCGTTCATGTGCTCGACACGCCCTGTTGGGTCTGCGGCACGAAGGAAAAGCGCGAGGTGCATCACTGGCACATCGAATGGGCGGATAGCGAGGGCGTCGATTGGGACAAGATGCGCGCGCTGCATCCCGGCTTCGACTGGTCGACGTTCAAAGAGCCGGCCGATTTCGTCGACTCCGAATACAACATGCGCATCCTCTGCGCCAAGCACCACCGCGGCATCAATCACGGCATCCATATGGTCCCGTATCCGATGTGGATCATGCAGGCCGTCGCGCTGAAAGACTTCGTTTTCTCTCCCGATGAGATGCACTAAATGAACAAATCCAGCATTCCGACCGGTGGCATCGCCGTTTCTGCCGCGACGCTTGAGCCTGCCGTGAGTTGGGCGCTCTCCGCGCTCTTTCATGCGCCGGTTCCCGAAAGCGTCGCCGTTCTTGTGACGGGCTTGCTCGGCTCCGCAGCTCACGCCGCATACAACTACGTCATCTCGCGCGCCGAGTCGAAAGCCGCCGCGCAGTAATCCCCTCCCCTCTCGCATCAATAGCCCGCCGCGCGCGGGCTTTTTTCATTGGAGTCACGCATGACGATTGGTTTGTCCGCGACCGCGCGCAATGCTCGCCTCGATGCAATCACTTCGCAAGCCGGCGCGAACGCGCTCATCAAGTTCTATAGCGGCACGCGACCGGCGACGGGCGGCACGGCGACAACGCTGCTCGCCACCGTGACGTGCGGCGCGACGCTCGCGCCCGCATCGAGCAATGGCACGCTCACATTCAGCGCGACGACGCCCGGCACAGCGGTCGCAACCGGAACGGCGACATGGGCGCGGCTCACGACCTCGGGCGGCACGTTCGTCGCCGATATGGACGTTGGCACATCGGCGCCCGCTGAAATCGTCATGTCGACGGTATCGATTGTCAGCGGTGCGCAGGTCAGCATCACGTCGGGAACACTCACCGAAGGCAACGCATAAGGGCGAAGCGTGGGTACTCTCACCGGCTCAAGTACAGTCCTAGCCGGCACCGAGACATTCAACCTCTCTTCGCCGGCGCAAACCGACTGGATTCAATTTCCGCAGTCTGCGACTTCCGTCAATCGGAAGTCGGGCGGCGGATCGACGATCGGATTGCCGACGCTGATCGGATCGGGCGTGACGTGGACGGGCTACACAGACGGCCCGACGTTCACCTGGACGGACGGCACGCCGACGGCATCGGCGACGGCACTTGCTGGCGGCATCTACGTCGACAACACGACAGCGACCGGGCAGGGCTATCAGGAGGTACTGCCGGCTGACACGACTTCTCGCACCGCGACGTTTTACTGGGCGGCCTATTCGAGCGGATGTACGCTCACCGCGACATTGTCGGACGGTAGCGCGACTGCGTACACCGTCTCTCCCGGCACGACCGGCTCCGGAAACCAGAAGTTCTACGCCACGACCATTACGTGGGCCGCTAACTCGGCGGGGCAGACGCTCACTGTGAAGATGACGCTGACGACGCTGCAAGGCACGTCGTATAACGTCATGCTGCACGCGATCAAGTATCTGTCGTCGGCTTCCTCTGGCGCATCCGGCACGCTCACGGGCACCATGTCGGGCGTTACCGGTTCGCTATCCGGCAAGCTGTCACTCTCGGGTTCGCTCTCTGGATCGATGGCGGGCGTGACCGGCGCATTCGCCGGCGCGGAGTCGATTTCCGGCTCACTATCTGGCGCGCTCGCGGGTGTTGCCGGCGCTGTCTCGGCGTCTGAATCGCTTTCCGCTTCGCTCGGCGGCGCATTGCTTGGCGTCACCGGATCGTTCTCTGCGCAAGAGCAGGTCGGCGCGGCGCTCGGCGGTGCGTTGGCGGGCGTCAGCGGCGCACTTTCTGCGGCGCAGTCGATACCCGGCGCATTCAGCGCGCAGTTCGTCGGCGTTTCTGGCGCGATGTCGGGCGGCGAATCGATTTCCGGCTCTGTTGCCGGCGCTCTCGCGGGCGTCTCTGGCGCTTTCGCGGCTGGCTCATACACCGGCATCGGCGGCGCAATGGCGGCAACGCTCACGGGCGTAAGCGGTTCTCTCGCTGGCGTAGTGACGATTCTGCCGGCCGGCGCGCTATCCGGTGCGCTCGCGGGCGTCTCCGGTCAACTATCCGGCTCGCTCGGCATCGGTGGCGCTATTTCCGCCGCTCTCGCGGGCGTTTCTGGCGGGTTCTCTGGCATTACCTATGCCAACCCATCAGGCGTTCTTTCGGGCGCGCTGGCGGGCGTCTCCGGCGCGCTCTCGGCGCCAACCTTCGCTAATCCGTCCGCGCAACTCTCCGTCGCGCTTGCGGGCGTCACCGCGCGCTTTCTTGGTGTCGTCATCGACACGAGCACGCCGAATCCGATCCGCTTCGCCGTTCCGATGGAGCGCCGCATTGCCGCGGTCAATTTTGACTCTCGCCGGCCGTCTGTTTCTTGCGATTCACGCGCCGCACTTGTCACGCCGGAATCCCGGCGCTTTGTCGTTCCTGCTGAAACCCGTCGCATTGAAGTCTAAATATAGGGGTGTCGCATGGCTTTGCTTGCTCCGCTGCCGCCGAAGGCGTCGGCCGCTGTTCTTGATTATCAAATGGATTGGTCGAACTGGCTCGCAGCCGGCGAAACCATCTCAAGCGCCGACGTATCGGCCGATGCCGGAATTACGGTCAATCCGACCGGAAAGACGACGAGCGTATCGGGCGGCGTCGTCACGTTCTGGCTTGGCGGCGGCGCATCTGGCACGACATACAACGTCACCGTAACCGTCACGACGACCGCGCGCGTGGATGGCCGAACGATTCAAGTCTCTGTCGGGCCGCGTCTGCTGCTCGGCGTCTCCGCTTAACCTCTCAGGAATTCCCAATGAAACGCACTCTCACGCTGCTCGCGGCGGGCTTCGTCGCGCTCGTTCTCTCCGCATGCGCCGTCCAACTGAAGCCGGTTTCGATTCCCGTCATTCCGCCCGCGCAGCTCGCGCAGCAGGTTTGCCCGATCGTGCAAGCGGACCTCGATATTCTGTCGAGCGCTTCCGGCCTCGCGTTGCTCACCGCCGCGCAGCAAAGCGTCGTCGCCGATTCGATCAAGCCGAAGGTGAGCGCCGCGTGCGCCGCCGCTGCAACCGTCGACCTGACCGCGCTTCAGTCGTTCAATGCCGACGCATTCCCCGCGCTGATCGCGCTCGTGTCGGCGGTTCCGGCGATTCCGAATCAGTCGGCCGTGCTGCTCGCGCTGCAACTTGCGCAGCCGATCGTTCAGGAGGTTGTGACGAACGCTGTCGCCGCGGCGAAGGCGTCGCAATGAGCGCATTCCTGACGTCGCTCGAAGTCGAGTTGATCAGCGACGCGACGAACAGCGGGCGCGGCACCTGGCGCCTGACCGCGCCGCTGGTCTATGACTCCGACGTTGCCGGGCGGGTGTTTGTCGTGCCGGTCGGGTTCGAGACTGACTTTGCCAGCGTGCCGCGCGTGGCGCTGGCGTTTGCGCTGTGCGGCGACAGTGCGCACGCCGCGAGTGCGGTGCACGATTACCTGTACACGGCTCACCCCGTAACCCGCGATGTAGCCGACGCGGTGCTCAGGGAGGCGGCTGTAGCGTCGGGCGTACCGGCGTGGAGGGCTGCGCTGCTGTGGGCGGGTGTGCGCGTGGGCGGGGGTGGCTCCCACTGGAAGGGCGCACCGACGACCATATAGCCATACGTATGGATGGCCATGCGCACATATTGACGTATGGGTGTATAGCCGTCCATACGGCTTAACGTATCACTTGAAGTATGCGCGCCCGTCCGCTACCCTACCGGCACAACAACCTGGGAGGGTGTATGAGCATAATTGCGGTCGTGATGCAGAAAGGCGGGGTGGGTAAGACCATGACCGCTACCAATGTCGCCGGTGCGCTCGCATCGCAGGGCGCGAGCGTGCGCCTGTATGATGCGAACCCGTATCAGAGCAGCGCGTATCAATGGGGGCAGGTGCGCGTGAGTTCAGGCGTGCCGCACAGCCTGAGCGTCGTTCGGGTCGATCAGAATTACGGGCATGCTGTCGCCGCCGATGAGCCGAATTTCGATCACATCGTCATCGACTGCCCGCCGAACCTTGGCGTCGAGACGCGCGTCGCGATGGCCGTCGCCGACATCATCCTGATCCCGCTTCGCATCGGCCAGTTCGATACGTGGAGCCTCGCGCAAACCGCGCAGATCGTCCGCGAGAGGCGGGCGACGCTGCCGACGCAGGTTCGCGCGATCGCTTTCGTGAATGCCGTTCCGCACTACATCAAAGCGGAACTTGACGAGTCGATCGACGTCATCAAAGAGATGAGCGACGATTTCGAATTGGGTCCGACGATCATCGACCGCGCCGCGTACCGGAAGGGGTCAAAACTCGGGCTGTCGGTCCTTGAGTTGCCCGCGGAATACCGAGACGGGAAGGCGACGGATGAATTCGGCACGCTGCTCGCGGGGGTGCTCAATGGCTAATCCGCCGCTCAATCGCAGCATGGTCGACGCCTTCGCGAGCGGAACCTCGATCGCCGCGCCGAACCCCGCAGAAAATGCACCCGACGCCGCCGAAGCGCGCCCGATGTTTCGCGAGAAGCCGCCGAGCGAGAAAATGTCAGTCAACATGCCGAAAGACCTGTACGAAGCGCTGCGGGCATACATGAAGCTGACCGACATTCCGATGTCCGAAGTCATCGTTGAAGGCGCTCGGCGCGAGCTGGCGCGGCGGAAGCGGGGCGGCGAATAGGGCTGTGGATAGGACCGAGCCGCTGTTCCACAAACCGAGCCGCTGTTCCAATTGACCGAGCCGCTGTTCCAATAGAACCGAGCGGCTGTTCCAATAGCGCCCCGCAAAGCCTTGTCCAGTAAGGCTCGAAGGGTGTCTAAAACGATGTAAAACGGTAAAACGTATATAAAACGGGCGCGCGCTATTGGTGGGCGCGTCGCCATTGCCACCAATTGGCACAGAATGGTAGAGTCGTTCCAATAACCGAGCGACTGTTCCAATGACTCCGACGCTTTCAGCAAAGCCCAACAGCCAAACCGCGATCGCCGACCGAAACGTGACGATGGCGAACGCCGTCACACGATCCGCTCACGGTCTGACGCTGCCAGAAAAGCGATTCATCGCTGCGGCACTCGCAAAGACCGACAGCACCGACGCGCGCGGGCTGATGGATCAGCAGATGCAGACGGTCAAGCTGTCGGCGATGGAGTACGCAGAGACGTTCGGTATCACGCTCGATGCGGCGTATCAACAATTGCAGGCGGGCGCGGAAGAGCTTCAGAAGCCGAAACTCGTCGTCGAGCGGCCAGGGCGCCGCGGCACCGTGCGCGAGGTCCGCAGTTGGGTCATAACGGGAAAGTACGCCAAGGGCGAAGGCACCGTAGAGGTGCGCTGGCATCCCGACATCGTGCCGTTTCTGTTCGGCTTGCGCAAAGAGTTCACGACGTACAAACTGCGGCACGCGGCGGCGCTGCGGTCGGTCTACTCGTGGCGCCTGTTCGAATGCCTCAAGTCCTGGCAAGGTGCCGGCCGGTACTCGCCGACCATCGAGGAATTTCAAGACGCAATGGACGCAAGCCCGACGTACCGGGCGAACTTCAAGGCGCTTCGCGAGCGCGTGATCGAGCCGGCCGTGAAGGAGTTACGGGAAAAGAACGGCATGATTGTAAAATGGTCGCCGATCAAATCAGGTCGAAAAGTGACCGCCTTGCGTTTCGAGTTCGAACCCGATCCGCAAGGCACGCTCGCGTTCTAAGAGTAAGGTACAATGAATCACCTTCTCGAAAGGTGGCATGTAATGTTCGCTTGTAGCTTCCTAGGGCCAGTGAGCGAACGAAAATGGAAAAGCCCGCTTCGGCGGGCCTTTTCTTTTGTCTGAATGATTGTTAATGTCCGTTATGTAAACTGGCGCAAACTTGGCGTCATTTCATCACCCGGAAGCCCATCGCGCGCCCGGCAAACCCTTCGCTGCCCGCGCGCCCTGTCATCGCATTTGCCGCCGAATTCCGGCGCCTTGTAGCCCTCGCCGCGCGTTGCCTCTGCCGTGCGACGGAACCCGCGCAGGCCGGCGTCGTAGCCGCTCAGGTTGCCCCAGTTATGCGACGGGCAGATAATCGGCTCTGCGCCCTTGCGCTCGGCCTTCGGAGCGAACTTAACGTATGTCGTCATGTTGCCGTTCCACACATCGCCGCGCGTTGTGAGCAGCAGGAGCGCGTCGTTGATGAGGCGCGGCTCGACCTCGGGAAAGGCGTTGTAGAAAGAGGCGCGGGAGTAGCCCTTGCCCTCTTGCATGAAATCCAATATCTCTGTGGTGCTGATCGATTTCACTGATAAATCCTCTCGTTGGCCGGCACGTGCTGTTCTAGCGCGCGCTGCGTTTCTTCTATTAAGTCCTGCTCGCTGAAGCCGAAATGCGCTTCGTATGCTTCGGCGTTGTTGATGCCGTGAATCCCTTGGTCCGGGTCGACGTGATGAATCAGGCACACGCCTATCGTTCGGTAGTTCGATGAGCGTTTCCAGCCGCCGCGCCCGTATGCCTGGTGGTGAACTATCGCCTGCATGTCGTCGACATCGAACCCGAGTCGCCTGCATACTGCGCAGCCGCGGCGCGCGACGCGGGCCATGTAATCGCGCTCTGCTGCCGGAACATACTTGCTCAAACTGCTACCTCCATGTGAGCCATCTTACCGTGTTTCATCGCTAAAAGGTAGTATTTGTGGACAAATTTTTAGACCTGCATCATCAGCGAAGCGAACGGATTGAACTCGCGGCCGACGAGCGATCGAGCGCGCTGCAACGTCTCTTCGGCTAGCGCTTTGGCGCGCGCGATTTCCGTCTCTTCCTCGTGGCGCTCGTCGCGCTTCGGGAGCGGGCCGTGCGCGTTCCATTTCGGCATTGGCGGCGTCTCGCCCTGGCCGAACGAATACACCTTCGCCGGATGCCCGCGCATCGGCACGATCCAGTCGGAGGCGTAGATTCGCCCGTCGCGCGCCGCGAGGTTCATGGCCGTGCGCGCCGTCGTTTCTCCGATGCCGAGCGCTTCGGCAATCTGCGCCTTCGTTTTCGGGCCGTGCTCGACGAGCAGAGCGAGGATTCGACGGTAGGTTGTGCTGCGGTTTTCGATTGCGACGGTCATGATTGATATTCCTCGTATCCCTTGCCTGCGGGCAGGCGAATGTTGTTTGTGGCGCAATACGCGACGACGTATTCCAGCAAGCTCGTCATGCGCCGGATCGACATGCCGGCCGACGACTCGCGAAGGTTGATGAACTCGCCCTCGATGCCCGGCACGATGTCAGCGCCGCCGCCCGTTGCGACCGTGTGCCCGCTGATCATGAGCACCTTCCATTGCGCCGCGCTCAACGTGCGGCCGTGAAACTTGGCTTGCTTCGCCAGGTCGGAGAACAGCGCGTGAAGAAGCGCGTTTTGCTGCAATGAGCGCGTCGCGGGCTTGATAACGGCGCTCCAACCATCGGGCGCGGTGACGACGGCGCGGGCGGCTTGTGCGCGCGTGCGATCGTTGATGATGACGGCGCATTCATCCATACGCGCGGTGCTCCCCGAGGTTCAGGTAGCCGATCAATTCCTCGCGCGCCTCGTCAAAGCCGCTGCATACGGCGACGTAATACCCTTCGGCGCGCAGCTCGCGGATCATGTCTTTTTGCGACTCGCTCAGTGCGCCGCCCTTCGTGCGCTTCAGTTCGATATACATGCCGCAGTAGATGCCGCACGCCTTGCCGATGATGATGTCGGGAACGCCAGCGGCGACGCCTTCTTTTTTCAGCCGAACCGCCGTGCGCAACGATCGCTTCCCGCCATTCGGCACATGGAAGGCGATCAACTTCGGGAATGCGGCGCGAACCCACTTGAAGAACATCATCTGTTCCGTCGATTCGCTCGGAACGTGCTCGACGCCGTTTTTCGGTTCCTTCACAGTTTCCTGTCGCTCCTGATATACGCGTTCAGTTCCTTTCGGGCTATCTGCGCGGCCTTCTCGCCGTGCTCTTGCCTCACCTTCTCGACGAGCGCGCCGGCCTTTGCGTAATAGCCTTGGCGCCCGTCTTTTGCGGCGTCGCGGAAGCGTTGCCATGCCTCCGCGCGGTGTTGCTCATTCAAAGCGGATCGTCGCGCCTTTCATCAGGCCGGAACAGACGACGCCCTGCGTGAATTGACCCCTCGGCCCGCGCGCCTCGAATGCGGTGTGGAATGTATCGTTTTTGTCGCAGCCGAAGTACGCGTAGCCGGTGATTCTGACGTCGGTGAATCCCGACGATTCGAGCGCGTGCCGTGCAACATTGTCATCGGTGCATCCGGCGAGTGACACTGCCGCGAGCGCGGCAAGCAAGTAGCGTTTCATGGGGTTCCTTTGCTCAACACCAGGTTATGTCTGACAGCGATACGCTTCGCCGAAAGAACCATGCCCCGCCATCAACGCGCGAGTATTCCGAGTAGGCCGACAGGTGCGGAAGGATGACGGTGTGCATGGTGGCTCTCGGTTAGAACGGCATCGTGTCGAGTTCGAGCGCGAATTCTTGCGGCTCGACGATCGGCTTGAACGTCATGCGGCGGTATGCGTTGCGCGTGGCATTAACGTCGTCGATACAGTAGTTCGCGACCGCTTGAATCTGCCCTTGCTGGATCAGCGGCCAAACGTCAGCGCCGCACAAGCCTTCGGTCTTACCCTGAATGCCGAGCGCCTTGCACAGCTTGTCGAGCGAGACGTTATTGCGCGCATCCCATCGAACCATCGTGTCGAAAATGTGATCCGACCATGCCGGCGCGCCGAACGGGATGAACGCGGGCGGCTTGATGCCGAGAATCACCGCGCGCTTGTACAGGAAAGGCAGATCGAAGCCAGCGAGGTTGTGACCGATGAACACCGGATTGCGCATGAGCGCGGGCGCGTAGAGTTCACTGAGTGCGTCGAAGAAGTTTTCGAGCATCGCAATTTCGCTCTTGCGCGACAAATCCCAAACCGTCATGGTGCGCGCCGGCGCGTCGTCAATCGCGAAGCCGATCACCGCGACCTGACCCTGCGCGCCGTCGAACGACGTTTTCGCGAGCATGGATTGCGCCGTCTCTTCGAGCTTTTCATCTCGGAAGCGCTCGACCCACATTTCCAGCGCGCGCGCCTTCGAGGTGAATTTGATCTGCTCGGCGTCTTTCATGCCGAGTTCTGCGCACGCCTTTTCCTTCGTCATGTCGGATGGCGCTTTGAAGTTCTCGCGCAGGTCGGAGCGGATTTCTTCGATCAGTTCCGGGTTCTGTGAAGGGATCGACTCAATATCGATCACGATTTCAAGCTGACTCATTTTCTCTTCTCCGTTTTTTTTGATTCGCTACCGCAGCCGCGCGGCATGCCTTGTGATAGAACCGTTGACCGCTTCTTTTGCCGGCGCCCGTGCTCGACAAATTCCGTTGTGCGTCGTATTGCTGGCAGTGAATGCACTTCCTCTTGTCCGGGTCGCCTGACTCGTCGAGCGCGCGCTCGCGGAGGTGGATCAGTTTGTGATACGTCTGATCTGGGCAGATAACCAGGTTCGTCGGCGCGTTGTTCTGGCCGTTATGATCGACGTGATGAACGATGGCGCCGGCCGGCAAACTCTTCCCTAAAGCCTTCTCTGCTACGACAATGTGCTGCTGACGCTTCTTTCCGCCGACCATGATCGCGATGTATCCGGCGTATGTGACGGTCCCTTCGCCATGTTTCCGCGCGTAACTTCTGCCGTGCAGAGGGTCGCCGTGCAACCGCCACTTTCTGTAGTGGGCGCCGCACCATCCTCGTCCACCACGCGATGTGTTATCACACCCGGAAATAGCGCAAATCATATCGTGAAGAGAGTATTAGAGAGCCAAAAAACGGCGCCTCTAAAGACGCCTTCGTTCTGAGCACGTTGATAGAATACCCGCGAGGTGCGGAACCGTCAAGCGGTTTGGGCGCGACTTTCTTCGATTTTCGTGCGGCGCATGGTATCGACGTTGTGCTCGTGGAGAATGATCAGCCTGAGGTCGTTCGCCAGATCGATCACTTCCCCCGCGAGCATCACAGCCAGGTTCGTGACGCCGCTCGTCATCGTTTGCTCCAGCTTGTGCAGCGCCGCGCGCAGTTCGAGCGTTGCTTCGGCGCTGTTCTTCGTTTGTTCGGTCATTTCATCCCCTGATTACAAGAGCACAGTTTCAATGCGACCGTCGAAGTGATGCAGCCTCGCCTTCTCCTCGCGATACCAGTCTTTCTTTACCTCACGGATCGGCTCGCCGTAGAGCGTCGGCTCATCGGTCCCGTCGCTGTCGTTGACCCAAAACGACCATCGATCGCCGCAGCAGTCGCACGAATCGCTGTTGTCGCAAAAAGTTTCAGCCTTCGCGATCGCTTCGGATGCGTTGCGCGCCTGGATATAGACGTATTCGCACACATTGTCGTCTTCGACGAATCTGCCGCCGCTGTTGTTCTGGCTGAACTGGAACCACTTCAAGTCAACCGTGATCGTCTGTTTCATGTTCTCGCTCGATGATGCCCGGCGCGGGGCCGGGCGATTGGCCTATTAGAAGGGAATGTCCGAGTCGTCATCATCGAACCCGCTCGACTGCTGCGGCTGCTGGCGCTGAGTGCTCGCGCGCTGCTGTCGCGGCGCTCCGGTGCTCGGATTGCGCGGCGCGTTCTCGTTGTCCTGGCGCGCGCCGAGCATCTTGAACGTATCGACGCGCAGCTCGGTCACGTACTTTTGCTGGCCGTCTTTCGACTCATACGAGCGCGTTTGCAACTTGCCTTCGACGAGCACTTGCGCGCCCTTCTTCAGATATTCACCGGCGATTTCGGCTTGGCGCTTGAAGCAGACCGCGCGGAACCATTCTGTGCGCTCTTGCTTCTGCCCGCCCGAATCCTTCCACGACTCGGTGACGGCGACACTGAAGTTCGCGACCGCATCGCCGTTACTCAAGTAGCGCATCTCCGGGTCTTGCCCTAGGTTTCCCGCAATAATTACCTTTTGGTACGAAGCCATATCATTCCTCTCTTCTGCTTAGGCGCGCGCTTGGCGCGGGTTACGTGCGATCGGCACATTGTCGATCCAGACCGTCACTTTCTGCCCGGTCATCTGCGCGAGCATTGCCGCGAATGATGAACAGGCGTTTTGCACAAGTGCGGGCGTTGATTCTCGGGCCAAAGCCAGCGCGTCGAGGTCGCGGCGCGCGGCTTGGCGGATGGGGTGATTAAGCATCGCGGGCACGGAGCATGGCGTCGGCGATGCCGTAGGCCGATCGCGCCAGGAGATTAGCGCGCTCGTCAGTTCCGATCGTCACGTTCGGATCGGCGAGAATGCCGCCCATCGCCTTCGCCGCGAAGTAGTCGCGCAGCGTCATCCCTTCTGAACCCCATACCTTGTAATGCGGGTATTGGTCAGTGCTTTTGACTAGCTCCGTCACTTCCGGGAACGCCGAGCCGCCATTGTTTTTCGTTTCCATATCATCCCTCTCTTCGCTATCCCGGCGCGCGTGGCGCCGGGTGTGTGATTTACGCTGCGGCTTCGGCCGGCTCTTGCTTCGTGTGCGCGTCGATGACTTCCTGCTTTGCGAGCTTGAATTGCTCGTAAGCGTCGGCGTCGTTCAGTTCGCTCGCATGCTTGCGCGCGGCATCGAACGCAGCTTTGAGCGCTTCGCCAGTCTTTGCGCCCTTGATCGCGGCGACGTGGCGCTTGACGTCGGCGGGCTTCATGAATTGCGGCTGCTGCGTGCGCTGCTGGCCGACACCTGACGCCGCATTGCCGTCGTCATCGTCCTGATACAGCCCCGTAATCGCTGCGAGCGAGTAACGGCGCATGTAAGTGATGGCGGAGCCTACGCCCTGCGGATCGGCCTTCTGAAGCGGCGTCACCGCCGTCGATTCGATCCATTCGCCCGACTCGTGAATCAGTCGCGTCGTGAGGTGCAGCTTGCCGTCATCCGACGGCGCCGGCGACTGAATGAAGATTATGCCGGCGTCATTCAGCGGGCCTTTCACCGCGTCGATGACCGATGAGAGGTCGGCGTACTTGTTCTTCAGGTGCCCGTTCGTCGCGTCTTTGACTGCGAACCGGATTTCGCGCTGTGCTGCGAGCAGGGCCGGCGCAATCTTGCCGATGCTTTCAGACGTTTTCATTTTCGTTTTCTCCGTAGGTTTCGAGGTATTGCTGTTCCTGCTCTTCGAGGTATTGCTGAGCTTCGCGGTCGTCGTCGTTCATGCCGGCGAAACTCCCATCGCTGCGCAATAGCCAAGAAACAGTCCGAAGGCGATTGCGAGGGTCCAATCAAAGGCGCGCGTGCTCATGACAGCACCTTCGTAAAAAGGCCCGTCATACGCGAGAGAAGCATGATTTGTCGCTCGATTTCAGCGGCGCGTGCCTGCTGCTGCTTGAGGTAGACGCGGTTCGATCGTGCGTCGCCGCCGTCCTGTTGGATCAGCATTTCCGCGACTTCGACGCCGCTTTGGGCGCTGAATCGAGCTGCTTCGATGAGTTCTTTGAACTGCGGAGGTATTATTTGCTGGCTCATTATCGTGCTTCCTTTCGCTGGTGGTTGTGTGCTGCGTTGGTGTGAATCATATCTCAACGGTGGGTAGTGTCAAGCGTCTTCTCTCAAAAAGAGATGAAATTAGCTCGGCACAAACCCTAGCTCGGCGAAACGCGCCTTCAACGCCTGGTGCGCGGCGACTTCGAGCGCATGGACGGCGCGCGCGACTTTCTGCGCGAGGCGCGACACGGCCATGTGTGACACGCCATGCGCCTGACCCACGTCGCGCGTTGTCGGCATGTACGCCTCCCCGAACGTGAATTCGCGGTCTATAACGGCCTCTAGGAGCGCCGTATTCGCGTGCATGTGGGTCATGTGGAACTTCAGCAGCGCGAGGGCTTGCGCGTGCTTCTGATCGGCGTCATCGGCCTTTTGAGCGCTCCAGCGGCGCCCCTCGTATTTGCGCAGCGTGCCGGGATCGCGGTGATAGCGCGCGATGACTGCGGCGCGCTCGATGGCGGTGAGCGTCGAGTCGATGGCCTGCATCGCCCATGCCGCATTGGTCACGCGGTCTGTCCAATCCTGCTTTTCGGTGACGGTGCTGCGCGCGACGGATTCGGAGTAGCCCGGCACCTTAACCGCGGAAGCTAGTGCGATCGTTTCGAATACGCTTTCGAGCGCTCGATGTACCGTTGCAAAGGGGTGAATTCCACGCACCGCGCCCGCATTACCCGATCCTTCGCGCATATCCAGTCTCCCAACAGTTCCGTTTTGCCTAGTGACCAAGTGCAATGCCTGCACTCCGGGTTTCGTTCCTCTCGCTCGATGAGGATGTCGAGCGGATTTCGTGTCCCGCCGCGTCGCGCCCACGTCATGCGAACAAATCCGGCGCGCTCGCAACGAGCTTGCACGTGCGCCGCGTGATCGGGTCTTTGATCCGCACGCCCGGCTCGATCACCGCGCCAGTCGCGAGCAGTTCGTTCACGCGCCCCGTCACCGACTGGATCGGCAGTCGCAGCGCGCGGGATATAGCATTGCGCGTGACGCCGGCCGGGTAGATCGTCCGCAAGAAGCGCTCGACGGCGATGCGCTGGCGGTCGGCTTTTCCTTCTGCCCGATGCTCGTCGAGCGCCTCTATGCTGGTCGATGCGGTCATTTCTGGCCTATGCGGTTTGAATATCCTCAGGTGATTTTAACGCATTCAATCTCCGCGAGGTAGCATTTTCGGGCAAAAATTTCGTCGCCTCGGTGAATGCGATGCGCGGCGTGTTCGAGCCGTTTTGCAGCACGAGCTGCGCTTTCTTTGGGTCGCCGATCAGCAAAGGGGGTGCGATCGGGTAGCCCTGGCGCGCGTTGTAATCCTCGGGCGAGCCGATGAGTTTCGATGGATACGGGGGAACCTCGCCGCGCATCTTGTAGCCGCGATACCGGTTCACGAACTCGTTCTGCGTGAACGGGTATTGCTCGGCATCGACCCGGCACAGCTTGATCCAGCCGCCCATATCCTCGACGACGCGGTGAATCAGCGGATCGTCGAAAACGACCGTGTACTGGTCGCCGCGCGTGCGGATCGCGTAATCGACCGCCGACCATGCGAGATTCGCGGAATCCTTCGTCGAACCTTGCAGCATCTTCACGATGTCGGCCGGCTTCGGGCACCATTGGCCGGAATCGGGGTTCATGGCGTGCTGTCCGAGCGCGCGCTCGACCGCGGCAATGTCGAACGGTTCCATCGCCATCGTCCAGACGTTCAGCGCGAAGTCGGAGAAATCCTGGCGGTAGAAGGCGTGAACATCGGCCAGCACTGCGGCGAGACGGGCTTTTTCATTGGCTTTCATCGTCATTCCCCTTTGCGGCTTCTTCGGCTTGTAGGCGCGCGATGTAACGCTCGGCAACCGCGCGATTGTTGCGTTCGAGCTGTTCTTGCTTGCTCACGTACCCGCCCGGATTGCGCGGCCCTGCTTGGCGTTGAACCTGCTGCGCTAGGTCGAGCGCGCTTTGGCGCTCGCCAGACTGCTCGTTTTGCAGCCATGCCGCCTTGAAACCGGCATAGCTTCGCTGCGCGCTGAACCGGATCGCCTCGTTGAGCGAAATGCCCGCCTTCACCGCCTCGCTCTCCGTCAACTCCATCGCGCTCAGGGTGTTCGCCTGACCCTTTTTCTTGCGCACTTCGAGCCAGTCGTTGATGTTCTGCTCTTCGACGCCTCTGCTTGCGAGGTACTTGCGGGCATTGAAGCGCGGCACGCGCTTATTCTCCGAAGGAGAATCCTCTGGTTCTTGGTTAGTGGTTAGTGGTTTATGGGTAGTGGTTAAGGTTATTTTCGGTTCGACTTCGCTTTGAGTTGGGTTCTCGTCAGAAACCATCTGGGTTTTCTTCGGCCTCCCGCCTCGCTTCCCGTTCTCCCTGTTGGCGTCTGCCTTCGCGCTGTACTGCGCCAATTCCGACTCGCATCGCTTGTGCATCCACCCGTTTTTCGTCTCTTCGAAGAACTCTTTGAGCACAGTTTCGACCGCAGTTTGCTCTTCTTGGGTTCTTGCGCATAACCGACGAAAAACCACTTGGGTTTCGAGTGGGATAGGCTTTTCATCGAGGTAGTACATGTCAAGAAGCTGACGATAGGCGCCGTGCTCTATCAGAGTCAGGTGCGCTGTCGCGGCTTTGTAGTCGCCGATGTGATGTTTGTAGTAGTTCACGCCGACACCTTCGCGGCCTCGAACGCGCGGCGCTCGGCGCTCTCTTCGTGCTCGCGGTATCCGATCGCATTGCAGAGCGTGTCGAGGTTCACGACGACGCCGAGCGACAGAAAAATCGCGTACTGCAAGAGGCGCCCGTTCGTGTAGGTGAAATTCTTCTTGCCGATGCGCACGAGCGCGAAGCTCTCGTATCGGACGCCGGCCGTCTCGCAGATCGCGCGCATCACTGGCGTTCCTGCCTGCTTCCAGACGCGGTGAGCGGTGAGCATTGGCAACGCTCGCATCTGCTCATCAATCTCCGGCGCGACGCCGTACATGTTCACGTTGCCTTGCATGTTTTCACCCCTCTCCGAGATTCGATGTGGAGAGTATAGCTATCTGCGAGAGAGTATGCAAGCACAAAAAGAGAGGTCATATCATAAGATTCAGACAAAACGCGTCTACTTAGTGTGCGCTTTCTATTGCGGCGCTTCGTATCGCCGTGGTATGGTTCCGTATCAAAGCGGCACAGAAACCAAAATTACACTGCCTACTGGACGGAAAATGGACATCACAGAGATTCGCTACCGCAACTTCAAACACCTTTTTGAGCAATTCAAAGAGGTAGTCCGGAGAGACGATCCAGGTGCGCCAGAGAAAGGTATGTTGAAGCTCTTTGGGGAGAGAGTCGGAGTGCGAGAGGCTTACATGTCGCACATCAACACCAAGTACAAGGGCATCGGACGAACCACCGCGCGCAAGATCGAACAGGCGTTCAAGTTATCTGAAGGCTGGATGGATCGAGAGCACGAAAAGAGGGAGCGCGCTGAACAGGCTCAGCCGGCGCACGTCGCCGCGGAGCCAGCGCCCGAGCCGACCGACGCCGACGAGCTGGTATTTCTAGAGACGGCGATCGAGCTATACCGCAGAGACCCGATCCGCGCTCAGACTGCCCTGCTCAAAGCCATGTCCAACAAATTCAAGGCGTAACAAAAGTCAGACATTTGTAACCAGTTACGCCTATCACAAATCGACAGGTATTTGTTGCCGTATCCGCTAATCTAATGTAATAAAATCTTCAATCATCTGCTTGTACTACCTTTGGGCTAGGGGTACGATTGGTTCCTGTCGGTGCTGTGACTGCCGATCTGACCTCCCCTTGGATCAAAAAGAAAATGTTGAGCGAACAAAGCATTGCAGTCCCTAGTCTGGCAAACGATGTCGTGCCGGTAGTCGCGCCATCGGTGATGAGCGAAGATGAATTTTTGATAGCCGTTTCGATGTTGAGCCACAGCGAGCGGATGGAGTTTTTGCGTTGTATGAACGCAACACACTAAATTTCGAGATGTTTCATCTCTTTAGGGTATTGACAGGGGCGTTCCAAGGAAATACAATTCTGTCATGTTGAAGTAATCCGCAAGAACTCTCCGTAGCAGTGCTTCAAAGGGCGCCAAGGGTAAAACCTCGGCGCCCTTTCTTTTTTGCTGCTCGAAAACACAAGTCCCGAGTTCAAATCGGGCCGACTAGCCGGCGTAACTGGCTCCTTCGGGTTTCGTGCCTTGTCTGATGCGCAACGCATCGAAGCCGCTTATCCAGCGCACTTCCCCGCCGCTACGGGCGGTGAGGCGCGAAACCCGAAGGCTTCCAAGCCAGGCAAGTGCCGCAACCATTCCCCGATGGCCGGTGCGATACATGCGCGACCGCGCGAACTCTGACGTAAAAACGAAAGCCGCTCGGTTGAACGGCGCGGCGGATCGGGTTGCCGCCCATGATCCAATGCCAAGAAGTCGGAAGCCCGATTTGGCGGTCGGGCACACCGAATCTCATTTTAGTGCTACACGCGCGCGCGCCTGAAGTTTGCGCAGTGCTTCTCGATTGTCGGCAAGGACATCGCCCCAATCGACGAGCGCTTTACAGATTGCGCGATACTCTTTTGCATTCTCTAGAGCGTTCCGCTTCTCGATCGTTCGCTGCTGAATCTTCCGCGGCTTACGCTCGATACCGGCAAGTATGGTTGCAAGTTCGGCTCCCTCCCTAGCGTCAAGCGCCTTTAGGTAGAACGACTTCGGGTTTCGGGCGTAGTCTCCCGGCGCTCCGATCGCTCGCCGATAAAGCTCGACGAGCAGGTGCTTCGGTAGTGCTGCGAGTTGCGGTCTATTCATTCGTCCATCCGGGCAAAGTGTCGATCAGCTTCGCGCTCGTCACGAGCCGCGCGGCGTTCTTCGTCTGTCATCTCTTCCTCATCGTAATTGTCGCACTCGAAATCGTCGTAGTAGTGGAGCATTTCGGGCCTCGCGGTGTGTTGTTGTATGTGTGAAGCATACCCGCGAGGTAGCAGAACAGTCAACAAATATCTTCGCTGTTTATCCTATAGGGGTAAAACCGATGCTTTCTGCTCTCTTTTCGGCGTTTCAATCCCCTGAAGGTATGGTAAGATTTGTCCTACAGTACGCGGGATATGAAACGACGGGGCCGGTCCCGTTTGGCCACGCACTGCACCTAACGACGATTCGGGGATTACGGTGAAACAAGAACGCATCTACGCGCAAATCACCCACGAGGTAGTGCGCCAATGGCAGGCAGATACAGGGCGCCAGGTCGCGCCGGCATGGGCAGCAGAGAGTCCGAACTACCGCGAGGCGCTGGAAGGTCTGATACGCCAGGTCATCGCGGGCACGATCGACCCTGAAGATGTGGCCGATTCGCTCGGCTCCGCAGGTCGAATCGCCCTTCCGATCCTTGTCGGCATCTGTCCGGGCGGGGCTTTTGAAGAGCCTGAAGTCGACGACCCCGACCGCAAGCCGGGATATTCCGAGAAGGATTTGAGGCGCGAGGCGCCGCATAAGCGCGAGGCGAAGAAGCCTGGCGAAGTCGTGACGGTGACCGAATGAGCGCCGTCAAAGAGTTCGTCATCGGCATGGCGATCGGAGCCGGCTGGATTTGCCTTGCGGTAGGTCTGGTAACGCCGATCGCGATGTTTCTGCATTGATCATGGGGCGAGGCGTCGAGCGTGAAAGCGCGGGTGACGTGCAAGCGTTCCGCCTACCGCCGATATGCCGAAGGGCTTTCGGCCGAAAGTGGCGATAAGGTCGCGCACCGCTCGGCGCTTTGCCCCTACCTAGGGAGAGATGATGAAGAAATTAAAAATGACCGCCTGGTATCCGGGCAACGTGAGGCCGGCGCATGTGGGCGTGTATGAGACGGCACCGCAGCACGGCCACAAGTGGTTTAAGTTCTGGAATGGTAGCTGGTGGGGTTACGCAGCCAACAACGTTCAGCGCGCTTTTGAATGGCGCGACGTGCGTTCTGCGCATCAGTGCGACGACTGGCGCGGCCTCACTGCTCCCGCCAAGTAAGGCAATCAGCCGGTGAGAATCCGGCTCTCTCATTTCTGCCGATCGTTCTCGTGAAAAGTTGCCGGGACGAGTCAAGCCTGGCGGTCGGCAGAAATGAGAGCTAGGGCATGTCAACGCCGACAGCGGGCAGCGCGACGGACTATCGCGCGTAAGACTGCCATTGAGCGAATCCCCGCCGCTCTCAACAGTGTCGCCATGCAGGAGCCTCGCAAGTCCTTGCGGAGTAAGCAAGGCAGACGGATAGCGCGAAAGCCCTTTATCCGGCCGCGGGAGGATGCCCCGCCCACTTTACGCGCGCTGCCGGTCAGGGAATGGCACCCGGCAACACATACGGGCCGGTAGCGCGCGCCCTGACGCATGGCGGTTGCGGCCTAGCGGGACACCGAGGAAAACTAGGCGGCTCATCCTCGTCGTGTGAGACAGCCGCCAGTCGTCAGGGTGAGATTGTTCGGGAAATGAAAAAGCCCCTTTCGGGGCTGTCTGCTTAGGCGTAGAGGCGTTTCGCGATCAGTTCTGATGCTGCGTGCTCGCCGTCCTCTAGTTCGTCGGCAATCTCGATCGTGCCGTCCATGAAGCAGACATTCACGAAGCGGTCGCTGCACTTGCCATTCAGCATCAAGCGCGGGCTGATGGTCGCGATCAACTTTCCTTCCGGCGTTTCTGCGTAGAACTCACCCTTCTTAACGCGTGCGTTGAAGCCGTTTTGCTTGATTTGGAAGTTGATCATTTTGCTCTCCGTTCGGGTTGTGTTGTTTGCTGCGATGTGTGAATACTACCCACCAGAGATTTAACAGTCAACAACTATTTTCGCTGTTCGGAGAAAAATATGATGGACGAAGCCGGAATGATGCTCCTGGTCGAGCCTGTGCGCCATGACTGGAAGCAGCGCGTCATCGACGAGAAAGCCGAAATCGAAACGCGGATCGGCAAGCTCTGCGCGTTCCTGAAGAGCGACGCATACCGCGCGCTGCCCGACACCGATCGTTTCCTGCTCGACCGGCAGCTCAGCCACATGCGCGACTACGCGCACATTCTGTTTATGCGTGTTGCGAGGTTTGGATAATGGATTTCTCTGATGCGTTGGATTGGTGCTTTCTCGGCATCAACGTTTATGCGCTGTCCGATTCGCTGCATACCGGCCCGACGTGGGTGTGTGCGTTTCAGGGTGGGCTAATCGGCTGGATCGTGGCTCGCCAGGCTGTGCGGTGGGTTGTTCGTCGGCGGAAGGCGCGCGCATGAGTGACGACGACATTCTGCTACGCGAGGCTGTAACGCTCGAAGACGTGATGCGCGAGGTAAAGGCGCTGAGGGATGAGGTGCGGAAGTATCAGGAGGCGATCGAGCCGGAGATTGAGCCGATCGCGATTCGCAGCGAGTATGCACAGGCGGCGATCGACAACGCATGGAGCGCACTTCAGCAGGCGGGGATTCGAGGATGAATGACGCGCTGCGTGACGCGATTCGCTACCGAGTCACTACCTACCCGCGCGCGCCCGCGAATCAGCCCCGAGACGCGCGCGAGTTGGTTCGTTGCTTCTGGTGCGATCACTGGAAAGAGCGGGATGCTGTGTGCTGCGATCCGGTGACGATGGCGCAGCTCTAGTTCAGCATTTGCCCGGTTCGCGCGTCCCAGTGCTGAATCTTGTAGATGCGGTTGCAATCGTCGCCGACGCAGATTCCAGGAATGCTCTGGATGCGCTTTGAGGCGTAGCGCTCATTGCCGGCTGAGATTGCCGCGCGTTGCTTCTCTTCCTTGAGGTCGCGACATGTGCGCATGCCATCGGACCAAATGACGCCATCAGGACATTTCTCGTCGGGCGGGCCGATGGTGTAGGCGTGAGCGCTGAGCGAGGCGACTGCGAGCACTGCGGCGATGGTCTTTTTCATGGCGTCGACGTGGAAAAGCCCGAGCTGTGCGGGCGATGCGTCATTCTAGCGCCAATGCTTGATGTATCGATACGCGTCAAGGGCCGCGAAGCCCTGCGCTCTCAGGTGTCGATAGTACGCGAGTCGGCTCATATTATCGGCGGCTCCGGGTTGTTCAGGTAGCGCATCAGGCCATCTCGCGGTGCACTTTGGCGATGATGCTGAGCGTCTTGGCATGGGCTTCGGCCTCTCCGGTCAGCGCTGCGTTTTCCATCGTCAGGCCGTTCGCGAGGATGAAAGCGTTAAGGCGCTCGATCATCGCGGCGGCTTGCTCGATCGTGTTCAGTTCGTATTGGTTCATGGTCTGCCTCGCGCTTGTTGTGGGGTTAGGCGATCTTCGTCACCTTGAACTCGCTGCGCTTGATGCCGAGCTTCTTCGCGACTGCCAGCACGTACTCCTTCGAGCCCGTTGCGATGATGCCGCCGAAAATCTTGTTTTGAGCTTGGAACATTTTTCTTCTCTCCGGTTGGTGCGCGTCGTTCAGCGCATGGGATGAATCATACCGTCGAGAGATTCGAACAGTCAACAACTATTTTCGCTGTTATTTGCTAGGGAGAAACCCGGATGACCGACATCGCGCACACACTCGCCGAGCGCGGCGCTCGATATGGCGTGTTCGCAGATCACGCGGTGATCGCGCAAGGGCTGAAAGATGTGATGTGGCAGGCGCCAGGATGGGTGCGCCTGCAACCGGATCAGAAGCAGGCGCTAGAGGTCATCGGCGACAAGATCGCGCGGATATTGAACGGCGACCCGGACTATCACGACAACTGGCACGACATACAAGGGTATGCGCGCCTCGTTGCCGATCGGCTGGTTTAGCTCTGCGCGCCTTTCGCATCCTTATCGGATTGCATAGCGGCGTCGCGGACATACATCGCCTTGCCGTTCAAGTTTTCAGCGTCATACGTGCGGAACTTGCGACCGTCCGTATCCCATACGCCAACTTCTCGATACGTGGCGCTTGCATCATCCGGCGTGGGGTGGGTGAATAATGGCTGCCAATCCAATCCCTTCATCGGGGTCATCGATTGACCGACCAAATCGCCATCTTTATCCAAGATGACCCACATAACCGGCTCTTGCTTCCGCTCCGCCAATACGCGGGATTCGAGGGCGGCGTTCCAAGCTTTCCGCATGTTTTCGTTGCAGCCGCAGCGATGCCCTTGGTCAAGCCATTCATCGAAAGTCATTTGCTCGCTCCCTTGGCGATGGCGGCGCTTATCGCGCTCCAGAGTTTTTCCCATGATTCGCCGATGAGAAACACTTTGTTCTCAATGGCCCACTCATTGATGTGCCCCAAGATAATTTTCTTCATGCGCTCCGCATCAATCCTGTCTTGCTCTGCGGACTGGGCGAGAGGGGCGGCGTTGAACTGTGCGCTAGCCCGTTTGACGAGATCGAACAGGCGATTGTTGTTCGCGGGCGCAACGCCACGCTCTTTGCAGTAATCCATCAGTTCACGCCAAAGCCAGTCACCGACCGCCTCTTGCTTGTCGCTCGGATTGGGCGCGGATGCGGCGAGAAGCGCGCGGCGCATTCTCTCCACGAAATTATTCTGATCAACCTTCGATCCGTCCGGCATCTCGCAGGCGAACCATGCTGTCAGCGCAGCTTTGATCTGTTCGTCAGTCATCGTCACACCTCAAAAGTAACCGGCACGGCAATTTTCAGCGCGCGAGCGTTCAAACCCGCGCGGGCTTCGGCTTCGGTGTCGAACCAGTACGCGACGCCATCGGGGAACAGGTTCACAAACACGGTGCGCGTCGGGCGTTCGATTGCGGCCGGCTTCGATTCATTATCCATTCGTGCTCTCTCTTTCCGGTTGTGCTGGCATCAAATACTACCCTAAAGAGAGCGTATGTCAACAGGAGATTTCAATGACGCGCGTGCAATGCAAAGCGTTCGCGCGCTCAACCGGCGCTCAGTGCCAGGCTAAGGCGGTTCCGGGTAAAACGGTCTGCCGAAAGCACGGCGGGCTGTCGGAGGGAGCGCCAAAGGGTAACCAGCACGCGACGAAGCACGGCATCTACGGCAAGCACTTCACCGACGAAGAGCGCGACGCCCTGCCCGACCTCGAATCGCGCATCGGCACGCTGACCGAAGAAATCACGCTTTGCCGGGTGCGCATCAATCGCGCGCTCGCGGCTGAGAATGAAGCGTGGAAGCTCGACCCGAACGGGCTTGAAATCGTCAAGTTCATCGACAAGCAGGAAACAGAGTTCAGCGCCGGCCCGGAACGCGTGCATGAGCGCGTCGACTACGGCGCGCACATCGAACGGCTGCTGCGGCGCCTCGAATCGCTTGAAAAGACGCGCGCGGAACTGATCAAGCTCGAGCGGGAAAGCGGCGGCGGCGACGAGCCGGTGACGAAGATCGAGATCGAAATCGTATCTCCGAAAACTCTCCCGAAGGTATAATTGAGCATCAGAACAATAACCTGAGCGGACATGCGCGGATCGAAGAAACTCGACGCTCGAGGCGTCATCTATCGCATCACGAACACGGTCAACGGGAAAATCTACATCGGCCTGACTCGAGAAATCAGGCTTTGCGAGCGGTGGGCGGGGCACGTCCAGGCTGCGGAGCGCGGCGCAACGGCTGCAATCTCGAGCGCGATTCGCAAATACGGGCGCGATGCCTTCGCTATGGAGTGGATCGCATCTCCGATCGACGGCGCGGACCTTGGCTACCTCGAGGCGCTTCTGATCGAGCAGGAACAATCGCACGCATCAGCGGGGCGCGGCTACAACCTCTCGAGTGGCGGCGAAAGCGCGTTCACGCGAACAATCAGCGCGGCGGGAAGAAAGAGCCTCGCCAAATCGCGTAATCGCCCCGACTGGATCGCCGCAAACAGCGCGCGGCAACTCGAGCGAATGAGGTCTGACGAAGGCAAGGCGCATCACGCGCTGATGATCGAGCGCGCTCGAGCGGCCAGCGCAAAGCTCTCAGAATCACGACGCGCATATGCCCTATCCGCAGAAGGCAACGCGCAAATCAAAGCGGCGTCGCGGCTCGGCGCTGAATCTGCGCGCCGCGTCAAGTCTCACCCTATTTTTATTGATGGCGTGCGATACGACAGCATCGCCGAAGCTGCGCGCGTGCTCGAGATGGAGGCGTCGCTGATCCGCTATCGCCTCAAATCGCCGGGCTTTCCGGGATGGATGAAGGAATCCCATGCGCTCAATACGCTTCACAATGACGGAGCCGCAGGCTGAGTTCTTCAGTCTCGAGTCAAAGTTCAATCTCTTCTGCGGCGGTTACGGCGTCGGCAAAACCGAAACGATGGCGAATTGCGCCATTCGCGACGCGCTGCAATCCGGCGACTCGATGATCGCCATGTACGAACCGACATTCGACCTCGTGCGCCTGATCCTGGCGCCGCGAATGGAGGAAAAGCTGTCCGAACTTGGGCTGCGCTACCGCTACAACAAGCAAGAAAACATCATTTACGTCAGTTCCGGGCGTTGCGGCGACTTCGTGCTGCGCACGCTCGAGAACCCGGCGCGCATCGTCGGCTATCAGAGCTACCGAGCACACGTCGACGAAATCGACACCCTGCCGACCGATAAGGCGCGGCTTGCGTGGCAAAAGATCATCGCTCGTAACCGGCAAAAGCCGGATGGAATCGAAAATCCGTTCAATCGCGTCAATGCGTACACGACGCCGGAAGGCTTCAAATTCGCCTATGAGATGTGGGCGAAGAAGCGAGAGGATGCGGAAAAGCGCGGTTACGTGATGATCCAGGCGCCGACGGCATCAAACCCGTTTCTGCCGGCCGATTACGTCGACACACTGCGCGCCTCGTATCCGCCGCAACTGATCGACGCCTATCTTAACGGTCATTTCGTCAACCTGACGCAAGGCACGGTGTATCTGTGCTTCGACCGCAAAGAGAGCGTTAAGCCCTGCCCGTATAACCCGGCGCTGCCGCTGCACATCGGCATGGACTTCAACGTGAACCCGATGAGCGCGAGCGTTCATCAGGAGCAGCCGAACGGCGAAATCTGGTGCGTCGGCGAATTCGCGGTGATGTCGAGCAACACGCACGATCTCGCCGATCGAATCATCGAGCGATACGGGCGCGAGTCGTTCGACCCGACGAAGAAAGACCTGTCGCACATCACGATCTATCCCGACCCGGCCGGCACGCAGCAGAAGACGAGCGCGCAGGGCAAGACGGACGTGAGCATTCTCCGCGAGAAGGGTTTTCGCGTCATTCACATGAACGCGCACCCGACGATCCGCGACCGCATCAACTACGTCAACGGATGGCTGCTCAACGGCGACCGAGTGCGGCGCTATTTCGTCGACCCGTCGTGCGAGAACGTCATCCAGTGCTTCGAGCAGTTGATTTACGACCCGAACACAGGGCAACCGGATAAGAAATCCGGCGCGGATCACATGCCCGATTCGGTCGGCTATTACCTGTGGACGAAACACCGCTGGATTCCCGCGCAACGCACGCAATCCGATCACCTTCACCGATAAGAGAACCCATGCAACACGACTTGCGCCAAGGCGATTGCCTCGACGTGATGGCCGAACTCGCCCCGGCGTCGGTCGATTTGATTCTGTGCGATTTGCCCTACGCAACCACCGCTTGCAAATGGGATTCGCTGATCCCGCTGGATGAATTGTGGGCGCAATACGAGCGCGTGATTAAAGAGAGCGGCGCAATCGTCTTAACTGCGGCGCAGCCTTTCACGACGACGCTTATCGCCTCGCGCATTAAGACGTTCCGCTATGCGTGGACATGGGTTAAGCCGTACACGACCGGATTTATGAACGCGAACAAGATGCCGCTTCGAAACGTCGAGGATGTTTGCGTTTTCTATAAGTCTCTGCCGACCTATAACCCGCAGGGCGTCGTAGAAATCAACGAGCAGAAAGTTCGCAGGCGCGACAAAGAGACAACCATCTATAGCGACATGGGGCTGAAAGACGGCGAATACACGCAGCGATTCACCAACTACCCGCGTCAAGTTTTGGAGTTCGGCCGCGAGGGAAAGACGGTTCACCCCACGCAAAAGCCCGTCGCGCTGATGGAATACCTCGTCAAGACCTACACGAACGAAGGCGACACGGTGCTCGATTCGTGCATGGGTTCCGGCACAACCGGCGTCGCATGCGCCAACACCGGCCGGCGCTTCGTCGGCATCGAGCGCGACCCCGGCTATTTCGACATCGCGCGCAAGCGCATCGAGGCGGCACATGAAAATCAAACCCTATTCGACGCTGCATGCGTTGCATGACATCGACCCGAAGGATGCGCAGGCAAACATCGAAGCCATGTTCGAAGAAACGGACGTCGACACGGTTTCCGCGGTTCTCACTCGCAAGCCCGACGGCGGGCTGATCGGCTCGACGCACCTCGAAAAATACAGGATTCACTAATGTGGCAGACATTACGCGAGCAGCACCCGAAGGATAAAGACCTTCCCGACCGGGCGCATACAATCGGCTGCTTAACGGCTGTTCTCGACGGCAGTCAATACGACGTGCTGCCCCACTCGTTCCACACCGAGAAATCGGAGGCCGACGAATACATTCCGCTGCGCGCGCGCCGGCCGTCGGTGCGTTTCGCACTGTGCTCCGAAGTCGTCGATGATTCGGTCGGCCTGCTGTTCTCCGAAGAACACTTTCCGACCGTCGCGAGCGAGAACGCGGACGCGGCCGAAACGCTCGAACGCATCGCGAAAGACAGCTATTTGAACGAGGTAATGATCGACGCCGCAACGCGCGGCTCGGTCGGCTCGGTCGCGGTGCTGCTGCGCGTGCTGAAGAACCGGCTGTTCTTCTCGGTGATGAACACGCAGTTCCTTACTCCGGTTTGGCAGGCTGACGCGCCCGACACGCTCGAAAAGGTCGTCGAACTGTACAAAACGAAGGGTCGCGCGCTCAAAGCGCTCGGCTATCCGATCGCCGACGACATGCTCGCGCAGGATCACTGGTTCCGCCGCGAGTGGGATGCGAGCGCCGAATCATGGTTCGACCCGATGCCGGTCACGAAAGACAACGACCCGGAAGCGATGACGCGCGACGATAAGCGCAGCGTGTCGCACAAGCTCGGCTTTGTCCCGGTCGTCTGGATGAAGAACCTGCCGGGCGGCGACGAAATCGACGGTAAATGCACGTTCGCCAAGGCGATCGACACGAACATCGAAATCGACTACCTGCTCTCGCAAGGCGGGCGCGCGCTTAAGTACGCGAGCGATCCGACGCTGATGATCAAAGAGCCTGCAACCGGCGCGGGCGGCTCGCTCGTGAAGGGCGGCGGCAATGCGCTCGTCGTCTCCGCTGATGGTGACGCCAAGTTGCTCGAAATGAGCGGCGACGGCACGAACGCGCTGCTCGAATACGTGCGGCTCGCGCGGCAAGTGGCGCTCGAATCGATCCACGGCAACAAGGCCGACGCCGACAAGATCGCGGCGGCTCAGTCAGGGCGCGCAATGGAGTTGATGAACCAGGCGCTTATCTGGCTCGCCGACAAGCTGCGCATCTCCTACGGCGAGAAGGGCTTGCTGCAACTCTATCGCATGATCGCGAAGGCGTCGCAGAAAGCATCGCTCGTCGACTCCGAAGGCCAAAAGATTCCGAAGATCGCGACCGACAAGCCGTTCACGCTGAAGTGGCCGGAATGGTACGCGCCGACGTGGACCGACAAGCTGAACGAGGCGAACACGCTGACCGCGCTCACGCAAGGCGGCTTGCTCTCGAAGGAAACCGCAACCGGATCACTCGCCGCGCAATACGACGTCGAGGACGTTCCCGCTGAACTCGCCCGCATCGCGAACGAATCCGCAGCAGCGGACGCCGCCGAAATCGCGAAGGCGACGGCGATCAAACCCGTTCCGGACAATACAGGTGACTGATGGAAGTTGATTTGCGCTTAGGCGACTGCCTAGACGTGATGGCTGCGCTCGCCGATAACAGCGTTGATTTGATCCTGTGCGATTTGCCCTACGGCACGACGGCTTGCAAGTGGGATTCGGTGATTCCGTTCGATGCGCTTTGGTCGCAATACCGGCGCATTGCAAAGCCGAATGCGGCGATTGTGCTTACTGCTGCGCAGCCTTTTACGTCGGCGCTGATTATGAGTAACGCTCGCATGTTCCGATACGAACTAATTTGGGACAAAAAGCGCGTAACGAACCCAATGCTCGCGAAGAAGCAGTTTTTGCGGCAGCACGAAAACGTAGTCGTTTTCTATTTGCGGCAGCCGACATATAACCCGCAGCCGTACAGGAAATCAACTGTCGGCCGGATGGGTAAGGCGACGACGAGTCGCGCTGACGTGTGGGACGTAGAGCGCGGGGTTACGACTCGCTCGTATGAAAACGAATTCGGCTATCCGAGAAGCTTGCTACTTGACATCCCTGTGATGAATAACCTGACAGCAGACCGGAGCGGCTTTCACCCAACGCAAAAGCCCGTAGCGCTGATGGAATACCTGATCCGCACGTACACGAACGAAGGCGACACGGTGCTCGATAACTGCATGGGTTCCGGCACAACCGGCGTCGCGTGCGTCAACACCGGCCGGCGCTTCGTCGGAATCGAGCGCGATCCCGGCTATTTCGCCATCGCCACCAACCGCATATCCGGCGCGCAGGCGTCCACATTGGAGGCTGCTTGAGCGATAAACGTCTGAACGAGTGGGCGACGCCGCGGCAAATCGAGTTTATCGAAGCCGTCGAAAAATACGGCTCCGAGCGCAAAGCGGCTTCGGCGCTCGGCATCAGCCGCGGCACCATCAGCAATTCAATGCTCGCGCTGAAGAAGCGCGCGGCGCGGTCGGGATACTCGCCGGAGCATGACCTAACGCATGCCGTCCCGGACGGATACTTGTTGAAGGGGGCGAGCACCTACTACAACAAGAACGGCGACAAGGCCGGGCAATGGATCAAGACAGATATTGACCGCGACCGTCAGGAGGCGATCTTCCGCGAGGCTGCGGCAGCAATGGCCGAGACGTTGCCGCGCATTGCGCCGACGCCCGGCCCGGCTCATGGAAACTCGGACCTGCTGAACTGCTATGTCATTACCGACTTCCATTTGGGTGCTTTGTCGTGGAAGGAAGAGACTGGCGCATCATGGGACTTGGAAATCGCCGAAAAGATGATCATTCGGTGGTTCGAGCAGGCGATCGCTCAGTCTCCGAACGCTGAAACGGCGGTATTCGCGCAAATCTCGGACTTCCTGCACGCAGACGGCATCGAAGCGCTTACGCCTGCGTCAAAGCATCTTCTCGATGTCGATTCGCGGTTCGCGAAGGTCGTGCGCGCCGCAATTCGCATTCTGCGCACGGTTATCGACATGCTGCTGGCGAAGCACAAGCGCCTGCATATCATCATGGCCGATGCGAATCACGATCCAGTGTCGCAAATCTGGCTTCGCGAGTGGTTCTCTGTGATCTACGAGAACGAGCCGCGCGTGACGATCGACCGCAGCCCGTCTCCATACAACGCCTACGAGTTTGGCAAGGTCGCGCTGTTCGTTCATCACGGACACAAGCGCAAGGTGACGAACGTATCCGAAGTGTTTGCGGCTCAGTTCCGCGAAATGTTCGGTCGCACCAAGTACGCATACGCGCATACGGGCCACCTTCACAGCATCGACGTGAAGGAAAACAACCTGATGGTTGTTGAGCAGCACCGGACGCTTGCCGCTCCCGACGCATACGCGGCGCGCGGCGGCTGGATTTCCGGTAGAGACGCGAAGGTGATCACCTATCACCGCGAATACGGCGAAGTTAGCCGCGTCACGATCAACAGCAACATGCTTTCTTGAAGCACCCGCGCTGATGCGCAAAACCGAACCGGCCCGCTCGATGCGGGCTTTTTTCATTTCTAGGGCGGGCTGATGCCCGAATCTGACACATGCGAATCTCGTCTCTCCTTTCCTTCCTGCTCGGCTTCTCCGCAACGTTCCACCTCGGTGCGGACGGTGACGATACAGGCGGCAACTCCACCCCGCCCGCTCCGCCCGCGCCGACGCGCGAGCAATTTTCCCGCGAGTACGTGAGCGAACTGCGCGAGGAAGCGAAAACGTATCGCCTCAAGGCAAGCGAGAAAGACACCGCGCTTGCTGCCGCGCAAGCCAAGATCGCCGAACTCGAAGCCGGCACGAAAGACGCGCTCACCGCCGCGGAAAAAGCCGCGAATGATCGCGTGCTGCGCGCCGAACTCAAAGCCGTCGCAGCAAAGCACGGCGTTGTCGACGTGAACGACGCGCTCAAGGTGCTCGACCTCTCCGGCGTGAAGCTCGACGAGAACGGCGACGTGATCGGCGCTGATGAACTGTTCGAAGCCGCGAAGAAGGCAAAGCCCTATCTCTTCGGCACTACGAGCACATCGAGCACGCAGAAAGTGCCGCCCGCAGGCGACCCGAAGCCGAAGGACGTTCGCGCGATCGACGCGAAGGAATACGCGGCACAGAAAGCCGCACTTCTCAAAGCGTCGCGCTAACCCGCCCGACACAGAGCAGCACCCACTAAACCGAAGCCCGCCATTGCGCGGGCTTTTTGCTTTTAAGGAACGCATCACATGCCGATCAGCAATTTCCCGACCGCGCTGCAACCCGCAATTCAGCAAGGTTTCCTCGCGCGCGAATTCCAGAGCGGTTTGGAATCGCAACTGACCTTCCGCGCCGTCGCAGATCGCGAGAACTTCGCGAACGCCGTCGGTGAGACGATCACGAAAACCCGCCGCGGCCTCAAGGCTCCGGTGACGGCGCCGCTCACCCCGTCGACGAACACCAATCTCGACAACGGCCTCACGCCGTCGGGCTGGACGATCGAGCAGTACACGCTCGGCATCGACATGTACGGCGACACGATGGACCTGAACATGGTGACGACTCGCGTCGGCATCGCGTCGCAATTCCTGCAAAACGCCTATGTCAACGGCGTGCAAGCGCGTCAATCGCTCGACCGCATCGCGCGCAACAAGCTCTTCGGCGCGTATCTGTCGGGTAACACCCGCGTTCGCACGACCCTCGGCGCACCGGCTGCAACGATCTCGGTCGACGACATTCGCGGTTTCCAGTACGCGTTTTCGAATGGCGTGCTCGTGCCGGTATCGGCCGGAAACCCGCTCACCGTCACGGTTGGCGCGGGCGTCTACACGCTGACCGGCGCTGCTGCTGACGGCTCGAACGTCTCGACCGCTCCCAACGGCGTTTCCGGCACGCTGACGTTCTCGGCGAACGTCTCGGTGTCCGACGGCACGGCGCTCAACGCTGTCACCGCATCGGTTGGCGCCGCGGTTCTGCGTCCGAACGCGAAGGCCACGACCGCCGCGCTCGCATCGACCGACACCCTGACGATGCAAGTCATCCTGAACGCTGTCGCCAAGCTGCGCGCGAACAACGTGCCGACGATCGGCGGGCTGTACAACTGCTACGCCGACGACATTCAGTTGACCGGCCTGTTCCAAGACGGCGACTTCAAGCTGCTGTATCGCGGCGCGTATGGCTCGGAAGCATACAAGAGCGGCCAGGTCATCGAAATCATGGGCGTTCGCATCATCCCGACGAACGAAGCACCGCAACAGGCTTCGCTTGGCGCCGGCGCTGTTCACCGCGCGATCGTGTGCGGTCAGGGCGCGCTCATCGAAGGCGATTACGAGTCGATCGGTCACAACGACATCGGCGCGGATAGCGGTCTGATCGAGATGATCGACGGCATCGCAATGGTCACGCGTGAACCGCTCGACCGCCTGCAACAGATCATCGCGCAATCGTGGTATTGGATCGGCGGCTTCGCTGTGCCGACCGACATCACGGCGAACGCGACCATCATCCCGACCGCGACGAACAGCTACTACAAGCGCGCTGTTGTGATCGAGTCCGTCTAATCGGGCATGGGGCGCGTGTTCCGGCAAATCCGGCGCGCGCCCCTTTTCACGAGGAAATCATGAGTGACGCAACTGCGCCAGAAGGCGCGCAAGCGGCTCTCGTGACCTCGGATGCACCGACAGACGCACCGAAGGTCACGAAGCCCGCCAAGGCCGCAAAAACCGCTCCGCTCCCCGACTCTGTGACGCTTGCCGCGCCGCATGGCTTCTATGACGAAGCCGGCGACCTTCAGGCATGGCTCGCGGGCGAGGTTGTGACGGCGAAGGCTGAAATCAAACTGTTGATCGAGCGCGGCGCGCGCTTGCTCGGCATCAATGGAGAGCAAGGCTAATGCTCACCGACGCACAACGGGTCGACGTTCGGCGCTTCTGCGGCTATCCGCTCTACGGCGGGCAACCCGTTCAGGCGTTCGGGTATCGATTCTTTCAGCAATACGGCACGCTCGAATTCCGCATGTCGAACATGCAGGACGCGGAAGAGGCGACTGTCGTGAACTACCTCACGCAACTGACCGCGCTCGAAACGGCGATCTACGGAACGAGCGACAACCTCGATACGGACGTCGCTGCCGTGTGGACGCACAACAAGAACGAGCAGCGCGACCGCGAAGCGCTGTTCGACTCGACGCGGCGCCGCTTGTGCGGATTCTTCGGCATCCCGCCCGGCCCGGCGTTTGACGTATCGGGTAGCGGCGGCTCTATCGCGCTGGTGGTCTGATGAACGGCGCGACAGCACAAGCGCAGGTCTACAAGGGCTATGCGCAGGTAGCGAAGCGCATCGGCAATGCATTCACCCTCTACCGGCCGACGTCGGCGGATATGACGGTCGCGCAGATCGTCGCAACGAACTTCCTCGCCAGTCTCAACGCGGAGGACATGACCTATCGGCGCCCGAACAAGTACGGCAAGCCGACGTGGTTCTCTGTCATGGACGGGCGCTTGACGCAGGTCGGCGACTACCTTATCGGCGCGACCGGCAAGTTCTTCGTCGCGGCTCAACAACCGCTTCTCCCGATTCTCGTCGTCGAGTGCAATCGCACGATCAACATCACGCGCCCGCAAGTGCAGACGCAATTCGGCGCGGTGACCGACTACGAAGGCACGACGGCGGCGAATGAGACGCCGCTGATGACCGGATGGCCGGCGAGCGTGCTGCAAGGCACGAAGGGCGAAAAAGGCGGTGTCGCGCTGCCTGGCGATGTGCGTGACGCGTGGTGGGCGATCCTGCTGCCGTTCGTGCCGGGCGTCGTGCTGCGATCGGGCGACCTCATCGCTGACGAACTCGGGCGGCGTTACATCATTTCGAGCGCTGAGCTTAGCGATTTGGGCTGGCGGCTTACTGCGCAACAGGGGCAGACATGAGCGACGTTTCCGATGTGCAAAACGTGCTCGTCGGCCTAATCGCCGGCTGGCTCTATCCGAACGGCACGAATCAACCTTCAGCGGTCGGCTTCAATGTCCGCGTGGGCGCGGGCTGGCCGACGCAAGCGAGCCTCGATGCGGACCTCGCGCAAGGCGTCGCGCAGGTTTCGGTCTATGCGACGGCGATCGAACGCAAGACGACGCGCTATATGCAGGGCTGGCAACCGCGCGACTCGTTCGCGCCGACGATCACGCTCGCGAAGGCGGGCAGCGTCGTCACGGTCGGCGGCGCACTGCCCTCGCCATTCTCCGCGCAAAACCTCGCGGTGTTCGTCGGCAATTCGCCCTACTCCTACTCGGTGCAGCCGACCGACACGCTCGCGAGCATCGCCGCGGCGCTCGCCGCAATCATCGCGCAGGACTATCCCGGCACGACAAGCGCAGGCGCAAATATCACCCTGCCCGCGAACGCCGCTATTGGCGCGCTTCGAACGGGCGGCACCGGAACCGCGATCAAGGTCATCAAAAACCAGGACCGCGCATTCCAAATCACGCTTTGGTGCAGCACGCCGGCGCAACGCACGGCGCTCGCCAACGTGATCGATCCGAATCTCGCCGACCTTGTGTTTCTCGCGATGCCTGATGGCTTCAACGCGCGAATCGTCTACATGGATAGCCCGCAGCAGGACATCGGCGAGAAAGCGCGGCTGTTTCGTCGCGACTTCCGTTATCGCGTCGATTACGCGACGACGAAGGTCTCGGACGCTCCGCAAGTCATTGTCGGCGACCTGAACATCGTGACCGATGCCGGCGCCGTTCTCAAACCCGTCTAGGAACCCTATGGCAAAGCAAGACGACGCGGCGACGTTCGATTATGAACTCGTCGTGCTGCATCAATTCGGCTTCACCGAGCGCGGCACGCGCATCAGTGACCCGGCCGCAATTCAAGCCGTGATCGACGAAGGTCACGCCGACAAGTGCGTGAAAGTCGCGAAAGGAGCCTAACCCATGCCGATCTATCAAATTGGCTCCCTGAATGTCAGCGCGCTCTCCGCGCCCGGCGTCTATCTCCAGATTCAACCGCCTCCCCTCATCATCAACGGCGTGCCGTCGAACGTGCTCGGCGCGGTCGGCATCGGCTCGTGGGGTCCGGTGAACGCGCCGGTTCTCGTCGGCTCGCCGAATGATGTCACGCAATGGCTCGGCGCTCCGCAGGTTCGCAAGTACGACCTCGCGACCGCGATGGCGGTGTTCTTCCTGCAAGGCGCGACCGCGATCCAGTACGTGCGCGTCACCGACGGCACCGACACCGCTGCGACCGGCAAGCTGATGGACACCGCAGGCACGCCCGCAATCGGCGCGAACCTGACTGCGATCTACACCGGCACGCGCGGCAACTCGATCACCGCAGCCGTCACCGCAGGCACCAAGGCGAGCACGTTCAAGGTCACGATTTCGCTGCCTGGCACGCAAGCCGAAGTGTTCGACAACATCGGCGGCACGGGCGCGACGCTGTGGACGAACATCGTCAACGCGATCAACAACGGCCAAAGCAACGTGCGCGGCCCCTCGCAGCTCGTCGTCGCGACCACTGGCCCCGCAACCGCTGCGCCGAACATCACGACGCCCGCGACCTTCGCGACCGGTACGGACGGCACGGCGACGCTCACCGATTCGCTGCTCGTCGGCGTCGATGGCAACGCCGGCACGCGCAAGGGCATGTACTGCCTGCGCGGAACGGGCGCGCAAGTCGGTTGCCTGGTCGATCACTCGGACCTCACCGCCGCATCGACGGTGCTCGCGTTTGGCTTGTCCGAAGGCATCTATTTCGGCATGCAGGGCGCGCCGAGCGCGAATTACGCGACCGTTTCGACCGCGCTCAATTTGGCGGGCGCAGATGGCTATGGCCTAAAAGTGTTCGTCGGCGATTGGGTCACGTACTTCGACGGCACGAATCAGCAAAACCGCCTGCTCGGGCCGGCGACGTTTTGGGCTGGAAAGCAAGCGGCGCTCTCGCCGGAGCAATCGAGCCTGAACAAGCCGCTCTTCGGCATCGTCAGCACGCAGCGCGTCGCGCAAAACCTGCCCTACACGAGCTCGGAAATCAGCGCGATCAATCAGGCGCGCCTCGACGTGATCAGCAACCCGTCGCCGGGAGGCAATTACTACGCGGCGCAAACGGGCGGCAACGCATCGAGCACGGCGGGTCAGGACGGCGACAACTATAGCCGCATGACGAACTACCTCGCGCTGACCCTCGCGGCGGCGTTTGGAAAGGTCATCGGCGAGAACCAGACGGTCGACCTGCGCACCGACGTTCGCGCGGCGATGCAATCGTTCCTGTCGAATCTCTGGCGCCTGAACATGATTGGCGACGTCAACAATCCGACCGTCGCGCCGTTCACGGTTCAGATCGACAAGGCGAACAACCCCGACAGCGCAGTTGCAGCGGGCTACATGCAAGCCGATGTCAAGGTCAAGTACCTGTCGGTCGTGCTGTACTTCGTGATCAATTTGCAAGGCGGGCAGGCGGTTCAAATTCAGTCGAGCGTTCAGTAAGTCTGAGCACCCCGCAATCTCAAAGCCCGCCGCGCGCGGGCTTTTTCTTTTGAGGCTCACATATGCCGCTCAACGGCTTTACCGTAGGGCGCGATCTTTCGGTCAACATTCAGACGCCGAATGGATCGCTGCCGCTCTCGCTCATCACCAAATTTACCGCCAAGCCGGATACGACCGATGTCAAGGTCAAGGGCTTGGACGGTCGCACGCGTCACCTGATTTTCCCCGATGGCTGGTCCGGTTCGTTCGAAGTCGAGCGCCAGGATTCGACGCTCGATGACTTCTTTGCGGGTCAGGAGGCGAACTATTACGCCGGCCTCGACCTGACCGGCTCGACGATCACCGAGACGATCACCGAAGCGAGCGGCGTCGTGTCGCAATACCAGTTCGTCGGCGTGATTTTCAAACTCGACGACGCGGGCGACTTCGCCGGCGACGCGACCGTGAAGCAAAAACTCTCGTTCGTCGCGGAACAACGCATCAAGCTCTAAGCACAAGGAACAATAAATGACGACAGTGAACGTCCGCAAGAAATCGGCGCCCGTAGCCGACACGCCTTCGAAAGAACTCGTGAAGAAAGCCGCTGAAGCGGTGACGATCGACACGCCGAACGGCCTGACGGTGACGCTGAAGAAACCGGGCGTCCTGTCTCAGTTCCGGCTCGTGAAGATTCTCGGCGAAGCGGCGAAAAATCAGGTCTATGTGTCGATGGTGATTCCGATCACCTTCGTCGCATCGATCGACGGCAAGCCGGTCAATTACCCGAACACGGAACGCGAAATCGAGGCAACGATTCAACGTCTCGACGAGGAAGGCGTAACCGCCGTGATGAATGCCGTCATGGAGCATTTCGGCGGTGAGTCGCCGGAAGCGCAGAAGGAAGAAGTAAAAAACTAGCGCGCTCTGTGGCGGTTCGCGAGTCGCTTTGGCTTGTTCGAAACAATGTGCCGTTCGACGTCGCGTTTTCACTCGACGACGCGACGCGAGCGGCATTTTGCATCATATTCTCGGAGTTCGAGGGCAATGAATTCGACTATAGCCGAATGGAATTCAAGGAGCGCAAATAATGCTTGAGTTTGCCAGTCTCGGCGCGTTTCAAAATCACGTTACGCAGACGATGATACCCGCGGTGCATTCGCATCTTGGGCGCGGACTCGAAGCCGCCGCAGAGCTGATTCAAAACACCGCGCGCGCCAAAATCGGCCACTATCAGCCGAGCGTCGAGCACTTTCCGGCGTGGCCTGAACTCGCCGACTTCACGAAGCAGGATCGCGTAGCGAAGGGATTCACAGAGAACGACCCGCTGATGCGCACTGGCGAGCTGCGCGACTCCATCGGGCATGCTGTCCGCGGTTTCGAGGCGGTGATCGGCTCAACGTCCGATGTTGCGGTGTATCAAGAACTCGGAACGAACAAAATCCCGCCCCGCCCTTTCCTTGGGCCTGCGGTTGTGGAAAACGAGGAAGTGTTGCGCGCGCTTTGGCATGACGTATTGCTGCGCGGATTTCTCGGGCGCGGCGCTGCGTCGACGACGCAGATGACAGGAAGGCGCCTTAGAGACGGCGATTAAACCGATGCGGAGACCATCGCGACGACGCAGCACAAGAAGCCGATGAACACGGCGCCGACGATCGACAGCACGATCACCTTAAGCGAGCGCATCCACAGGCGAAAGAAGCGGTCAAATCCGCTTTCGCGCTCGACTGCAAACGCGCGGCGCTGGCGCGGGTACTGAACGCCGCTGAAGTTCGACGCCGCCCAATCGTGGAGCCTAAAGCCTAGCCGACTTTTCATTGTTTTAACTCCGAATGGAGGGTTAATTGTTCGAAGCGTTCCGCATTGGGGTACGTGTATCCCTGCTGAATGGAGTATCGCACGGTCTATTGCAGATGGCAAACCAGTTCGGGCACGCAGAGCATGCTGCCGAACGTTTGCGGCGAGCCATTCAGCGAATGAGCGTGAGCACGCGAATGATGTTCGGTGGCGCACTAACAACCGGATTGGGCGTGGGTCTCGCGCTCGCATTCAAAAGCCCGCTCGAAGAGGCGAACAAGTTCGCCAAACTTCAAAACGATATTCTGAACAACGGCGCGAAACTCGCGCAGTTGAAAGGCATTACCGATTGGGCGAATAACGACAAGTCGATTCGCAATCTGTCGGTCAATGAAAAGCTGCACGTCGCCGGCGAAGCGTTCGCGCTGACTCGCGACGCCGGCCGCGATGATGTTGAGCACACGCTGAAGCTCGCGCCGATCCTCGCCAAAATCGAAGCGATCGCGAAAAACAGCGGCAAAGAAATGTCGGACGCAGAAAAAGCCGACTTCGCGAAGATTCTCGAACTCGGCGGCGGCTTCAATCACGGCGTCGATACACAGCAAATGGCGGATTTCTATTTCCGCCTGATGGCCTCGGGCAACAATACGCTCAAGCCGTCGACCATCCGCTCGATTCTCGGTACGGATGGCAGTCACATGATGAACATGTCGCAAGACGCCATCGCCCGAAGCGAACCGCTCATGCAGGAAATGGGTTCGAAGTTCGGCACGGCTCACCGCACGCTGATGAACCGTCTTGTCGCTCACGTCGGCATGGGCGGCGCTGGCAGTAAGACGTTCGACGCGCTGAAGCAATGGGGCGTGTTCGACAAGCAAGGCAAGGTCATCGATTCGCAGACGCTTATCACAGACTACGACTTGTGGCTGCGGAAGCACATGCCTGACTTCTATAAGGCGGCTGGCGCGAAGAATGACGCCGATCGTCAATCGGTCAACTACAAGATGGGTAGTGCGACGGGCATGCAGCTCATCCAGCGCACCTTGTCGCAGGGCGAGCAGATGGACGCCTCCGGCAAGTCTGTCGCGGGTCAGCATGGCCTCGATCAATCGCTGAAAGACAAGGGAGGTCCGCTCGATCAGCAGTTCGCGGTTCTCAGTGCAAAGTGGCATGACCTGATGCTGCGCATCGGCGTCGCAGTCCTGCCGATGGCGATCAAGGGGCTGTCGAAGCTGACGGACATCATGGAGTCGGTTGCGGGCTTCGCGAAAGAGCACCCCCGCCTCGTCAAAATCATTGCGGTATCGATGGCACTGTTCGCTGTGTTCCTGGTGATCGGCGGCGCTATCGCGCTGGTTATCGGCGTAGTAACGACGCTCGCGGGCGCGCTCGGCATCAGCGGCGGTCTGGCTTGGGTCATAGGCGGCCTGACTGCCGCAATCCCTATCGTCACCGGCCTACTCGTCGGGCTTTGGGATGGCATCAAAGACATGTGGAAGCATCGCCCGACCTGGCTCGGCGGAGATGGCGCAGTCAACGAACCGCCAAAGCCCGGAGTAAATGGCGCAACGCAGGCGGACCAAAGCTATTACGCCGCATTGCATGGTGTATCGCCGAACGTGAAAACCGCGGCGCAATCAGGTGCGGCCGGCAAATCAGGCAACGTGTATCTCGATGGAAAAAAGGTCGGCTCGGTGCTCGACAAGCATCTCGCAAAGGGCGCTGGCAATCTGGCGAGTTCGAACACGTTCGATTTCTCAATGGGTCAGGCGCCCGCAGGGATGGCTTACTGATGGCGACCATTCTCACCCTCGGCGACGTGACATTCCGGGAAAATGAAATTCCCGAACACATCGCCGTTCGCACAGAGCATCGCGCAGTCATTCACCGGCTCGTCGGCGGGGCGCGCGTCGTTGACATGCTCGGCGCCGATCACGCGCCTATTCACTGGTCGGGCTGGTTCGTCGGCTCGACGGCGCTCGATCGCGCGCTCACGCTGAAGTCGATGCACGACGACGGCTTACCGCTCACGCTGTCGTGGTCGGAGTTCATCTACAAAGTCGTCATCACCGAGTTCGAGGCGGAATTTCAGCGGGAATATCAGATTCCCTACCACATCTCTTGCACGGTTGTTCAAGACTATCTGAACGATGATGGCGGCGGCGCAGTGCCGGGCGTCGATGAGTTGATGAGCACTGACCTCTCGACCGCGAATTCCTTGTCGTCGAATTTCCCGTCGCTCGCTGCGCCGATGGCTACGCTCAACTCTGCGATCAGCTCCGTTTCATCGTTCGCGCAGGCGGCGAAGAGCACGATCAACGGCGTTTTGCAGCCTCTAAATGCCGTGCGCTCACAGGTGCAAGTGCTCATCTCGTCGACCGAAAACACGCTGATGAGCGTGACGACGCTCGGCGGCATCCTGCCAAATAACCCGCTCTCGACCCAGGTCGCGAAACTGAGCACGCAAATCAACGCCATGCAGAATCAGGCGGCGCTCGTGCATTTGAACAGCGTGCTCGGTCGCATGGGGTCGAACCTCGGCCAGATCAACAGCGGCACGAAGTCGGTTCAGGTCGGCGGCGGCAATCTGTTCGATCTGGCGTCGAAGTTCTACGGCAAGGTCAGCGGTTGGACGGCATTGCAGAAGGCGAATCCGCAACTCGGGAGCGACACGAACATCAGCGGCAATCAAACAATCACGATTCCGCCCTACACAGACGATTCAGGAGGCGTGCTAGATGCGTAACACCGCGCAGGCGGTACGCGGCGCGGTGACACTCGCAGGCAAGGGGCAACCCCTAACGGCAATCAAAGGATGGACGGCGTTCGAAGTCGACAACAACAACTTCGCGAGCGCCGACACCTTTTCGATCACGTTCGCCGCGAGCAAACTGCCGCCCGACCGCGATTTGAAGTGGCTGACGACTCAAACCGAGATTTACGTCGAGATTTTCGCGGGCATCCCGGATGACCCGACGAATTGGACGGCGCAGGAATTGACCTCGCTGATTTACGGCCAGGTCGACACGCTCGAATATGACCCGGTATCTGCTACCGTCCACATCTCCGGTCGCGACCTCACGCGAGTTCTCATCGACGCGAAAACGACCGAGAAATGGCAGAACAAAACGTCGTCGCAGATTGCGCAAATCCTCGCGCAGCGGCACGGCATGACTGCCAACGTGAAGGCGACAAAGACACTCGCCGGCAAGTTCTACGAAATCGATCACGACAAGATGACCGCAGCGCGTACCGAGTGGGATTTGCTCTGTGAGCTTGCGCGGCACGAGCAGTTCAACGTGTGGGTCGATGGCAAGACGCTCAATTTTCAACCGAAAGCCGACCCGTCGACGGTGACGCCCTTCAAGGTCGAGTGGACGCCGCCCGATGCCGAGACTGGCTACCCGACGAGCAATGTCGAGGGGCTGAAACTCGATCGCGCGCTGACCGTCTCGAAAGGCATCGTTGTCGTCGTGCGGTCGTGGAATGACGCCGCGCAACAGGTTTTTACGTCGACCTATCCGCCGACGAAGAAAACGACGATCACGCCGGGTGGATCGCAGATCGGCAGCGGATCGCAGACGTATTACTACAGCGTGCCGAACCTCACACAAGAGAAAGTCTTGCAGTTCGCGCAAGCCAAGTACGCACAGATCATCCAGCACGAGATGAAATGCGAGTTCACGATTCCCGCGCAGGATAATGACGCGCTCACGGTATCGAGCCTGATCGCGTTGAGCGGCACCGGTACCGCGTTCGATCAAACCTACTACCCCGACTCGCTGCGGCGCGCGCTCGACTTCGAGAACGGCTACACGCTGCACGTCAGCGCCAAGAACCATTCACCCGACACGCAGGAGGCGAATTGAGCCGTCTCGCTAACGCAATGAGTCAGCGCGCGGCGCTCGCGATGCTCGACCTGACGACGCCACGCACCGGCATCATCACGTCGTATGACCCGAAAAAGCACGCCGTCAAGGTCGCGATTCAGCCGGAAGGCGTCGAGGTTGCCGGCTGGATTCCGCTCGGCGCGGCCGGCGTCGGCAACGGCTTCGGCATCGTGTGCGGGCCGAATCTCGGCGACATGGTGCAAATCGCGTTCGATAACGGCTCGCCGAACGCGCCGCGCATCGTCGGGCGCTTCTTTTCGAACGTCAACATGCCGCCCGCGGTGCCGAGCGGCGACACGTACATCGTCCACCAGTCGGGCAGTGCGCTGAAGTTCAACGGCGACGGCACGATCACAGTTGCAGCGACGTCGAGCATCACTTACACGGCGACGCAGCACCATTTCGTCGGCCCGGTGCAGATGGATAACACGCTGAACGTCAATCAGAACGTCACGAGCAAAGCCGACATTCAGGACAACACCGCGACCAACTCGCACACGATGTCGCAAATGCGCTCGATCTACAACTCGCACACGCACCAGATTCTGAACGTTCAAGGCGGCAGTTCTACGGTCACGTCGAACGCGCCAACTCAGCAGGAGTAACCGCATGGACGCGTACCACTTCTGGGGCAATGACCTAAACGTTTCTGCCTCGGGCGATCTATTGCTCGCGGGCGAGAGCGACACGACGCAACAGCAGATTCTTCGCGCGCTGCTCACCAATCCCGCACTCTCCGACCGCGCCGGCAATCCGCTCGCAACCGCCGACTATTCGGATCATCCCGACTTCGGTGCGGGCCTGCCTCGGCGCGTCGGCTCGACGCTCAATGTCGCGGAGCTGCGCGCGCTGATTCGAAGCGTTGTCGTGTCGTTCCCGAGCGTCGCGCGCACGCCCTCGCCGCAAATCGACGTCACGCCGTTCAACGACGGCGCAACGATCGACATCCAATACGCCGACCTCATCACCGGCACGACTGAAACCCTCTCTTTCGACATCAACCGATGAGCGTCAATACCCAATCCTTCACGCAACTCCTAACCGGGTTTGCGACGACGGTGCAGGGCGCGGCATCCTCTCTCGTGAACTTCGTCATCGGCTCGGTGCTTCGCGCCATCGGCGAGGGAACGGCATGGGTTGCGCTCTGGCTCCAAGGTCTCATTCTCGCCGCTATCGCCCTGACGCGCGCGGCGACGTCGAACGGCGCGGACCTCGACACCTGGCTCGCGCAGTTCGGCTTCACTCGCCTCGCCCCGACAGCGGCAAGCGGCTCGGTCACGTTCTCGCGCTTCACGACGACGCAGCAGGCGGTCGTTCCGGTCGGCTCCATCGTTCAGACTGGCGACGGCACGCAGCAATATCAAGTCGTCGCTGACACGACGAATGCGGCCTATAGCGCGACGCTCGGCGGCTTCGTCATTGCGGCAGGTCAAGCCTCGGTGACATGCGCGGTCGTCAGCATCACGCCCGGCTCGAACTCGCTGAGCCTGCCTGATTCGTCGGGCAACGTGAGCGCGAACACGATCACCGCGCTTTACCAGTCGATTCCGTTTGTCGACACGGTGACGAACGCTCTGCCCTTCACGAACGGCGTCGACGCGGAAACGGACGCCGCCGCACGCACGCGCTTCGTCGGCTATCTCGCGTCACTCGCACGGGCGACGAAGGCGGCAATCGGCGCGGCGATTACGGCGCTCGGCGCGAACTACACCTACACGATCATCGAGAACCAGACGCTCGGCGGCGCAACGCAGATGGGATATTTCGCTGTTGTCGTCGATGACGGAACCGGCTCGCCGAGTTCGCCTGTGCTATCGACCGTTTATAACGCTGTCGATGCCGTGCGGCCGTTCACCTCGACGTTCGGCGTGTTCGCGCCGACGGTAGTCAATGCGACGGTCGTGATGACGCTGCAAACGACCTCGACAGGCGTCAATCACTCGACGACGTGCGCGCTCGTGCAGTCTGCGATTTCGGCCTACATCAACACGCTTCCGCTCGGCGCAAAGCTGCCGTACTTCAAACTCGGTCAGATCGCAATCGACGCATCGAGCGACGTGTTGAGCGTGCTCACCCTGACGATCAACGGCGCGACGGTTGACCTCGCGGCGACGAGTCAGCAGGTCATCAAATCCTCGTCAATCTCGGTGTCTTGATGGCTACAGGTGATCAGGCTGATTTCTTCGCGCGCATCAAAGCGCGTATGCCGAACGGCTGGTTCGGCTCCGATTCGCCCATTCTCGACGCGCTGATCGGTGGCATCGCATCGGCGTTCGTAACCGTCTACGCGGCGTATCAATACCTTCTCGCGCAAACCCGGCTGCAAACATCGACCGATGGTTGGCTCGACATCGCGGCGGCGGATTACTTCGGCCCTTCCGGGCTGCTCCGGCTGCAAAACGAGACGGACGCGGCATATCGCACGCGCATCAAAATCAACATCATCCGAGAGCGCGGCACGCGCGCGGCGGTGACAAAGATTCTGACGGACCTCACCGGGCGCGCGCCAGTCATCATCGAGCCGACTCGACCGCAGGATACGGGCGCATACCGCTCGGGAGGCGTTGGTTATGGCGTCGCGGGCGCATACGGCTCGCTGCTGCTGACCTATCAAGCATTCGTCAAAGCCTATCGCCCGGCCGGTTCCGGCCTCCCGCTCGTTCAGGGTTATGGCACATCGCCGGGCGGCTACGCGACGCCATCGCGCGCTGAGTACGCAAGTATCGGCAGCATGACGACCGGCGTCACCGACGCGGCGATCTATGCCGCCATCGCCTCAGTGCTGCCCGCCGCGACGATTGCATGGGTTGCCATTTCAAACGGTCCCGGCTCATCGTCGGCTTATCTCGATTCCACATTCTCACTAGACGGCTCTAGCCTGTTCTAGTAGATTTTTCGATGGGTACACATGAATGTCGAATTTTCAAAGCGGCCAAATTTTAACGGCCTCGCAGCTTAACTCAGCGTTCAGCGGAAAAGCTGATGCAGCGGCGTTTGCTCAAGGCCGCGCGCTGACAGTGGGTGGCAAAATTGCTGTCGGCGAGAATGCGCTGGCGACACTGCCGGATTCCTACGACGTCGGATCGACGGGAAGCGTTATCGCCATCGGTCGCGGCGCGATGGGCAGCACTACTCAGGTGAAGAAGGCAATAGCCATTGGACCGAATTCGCAGGCGGAAAGCCCAATTACACGCGACA